TGCTTTTTTCTTATTCGGTGACGGTGTCATTTATAATTGAAACTTAGATTATTTTTCAATTCCGTACTTGACACACTTCTTGTACGAAAGGTACAGGTCACGTTTCATGAGCTTGTCCAGCTTCGCCTCGGGGAGATTCGTCTCGCGTAGGTAAATCCTCTTCATGTGTTTCATGAGCCGCTCACAATGCTGCATCTCATCCTTCATCTCCTCGTAAAAGGCGTGCCTTTGGATTTCAGTCCCGGTGGTCACGGTGACGATCGCCACCACCACGCCCGTGCCACTCTGGGCGCGGACCCCAATACGGGCCATGGTGTGCGTAGCCCCACGAGCGCGCCGGACGACGCTGGTCCCGACCAAAGATGAGCCATGCGATGAGTGCGATGAGTGCAAGTATGACGACGGTCTGGTTCTCCATATAAAAGGCAGAGACATTTATTCAACAAATGGTTGGCACTGCTGAGATCGATACTGCTCCCATCGCCGAGTCTGTTGCTGACAACGACGCACCGGATCTTCTGGTGTCCGAGAGTGACGAGTCTGAATCGGTCACGACCGAGGATGTGTTTGACACGATCATGCCGCGTCGCATGCCGGCGATTCACGTTCAGGCGCGCCTGGACTTGCCGGCGTGGTTCGTCGTCGTCGTATCCTACACGTTCGCCTACGCCCTTGGTTCGTTCGCGACGCGCTGCGCTTCATACTAGAATTGGACTTTCGGCATCACGGTCGACGAAGGACTGAGCAACTCGGATTGCGCCGATGACGCTCTGGGCCACGACATTCTCTATAAACAAGTCCTGACCGAATTTCACGGTCCATACACCATTTGACGTTTCGTTTGCCCATGGGTATTGTTCACGGGTGGTCAGTAACGCCTCTATCGCGGCATCGTACGTACGTGCAATCACGATCGTACCATTCCGAAATTGAAAATATCCATCGCGTGATTTCCGTACGCTTGGTGTTGCGCACCACAGACCACACAGTCTGTTCATCTCGTCTTGCGTGTAATACCAAGCGAAGTTTCTAGACTGCTTTTTGCGCGCGCGAGTGGTTTAGACCGTCGAAGAACGAGCGAGTCTTCCTTTTGATGGCTCACGACCGGTTTCAACGACGAGACTGATGTGATGACGGGCATGATGTGTGTTTCCCATGGCATCGTGACGATGACGTTCGACGAGCCCTTGCGAAACTGCTCGATCGTGAGCGTTCCGCCAAACATCATCAGTGTCGGACGTTTCGGTGCACACGACGTCGGCACGTACTTGTTGTTGTTGGCGTGCTTGCGCATGAGTGCAATGTTCATCTGAACCTCGCCGGCGCGAGCCCCTGCCGTGTCCATCGCATAGGTTTTGACGCACTCCCACGAACAGAAATAGCCGGTCGTCGAAAAGTGTCTTCGGCGATCGTCATACCTGTAGGGATAATGGAGGGACGGACCTGGGAAGGTGTGACAACACCACCAACAGCAGACGTTTGACATTACTTAAAGTTGTATCTCACTTCTTTAATAGTATGATGCTCCTGTCCATCGATGTCGGGATAAAGAATCTCGCGATGTGCCTTATCGATCCAGGCACCAAAAAGATTCACGAATGGGAGGTGGCGGGTGTACCGCCTCAGAGCGCCGATGGGCTCTTTCGTGCGCTCAAGAAGCACATCGACGCCCGTGACTGGGTTCGACTCGCACCAGGTACCGTGCTCATCGAGAAACAGCCGGACAAGAATCGCACGATCAAGTCGGTCGAGCATTTCCTGCACGCCTACTTTTTGTGTCAAGGCAAGGATGTGATCATCTGGGACGCCCGTCATAAGATTCCCGACGTGGCTGGCCCGGGTCGAGCCAAGTACCTGGAGCGCAAAAAGGCGTCGATCGATCGGTGTCGCGCATTCATCGAGACGACCAACCCCGAGTGGATCCACGACTTTGACAAGCACAAGAAGAAGGATGACTTGGCCGACACGTGCATGCAGGCCCTGAGCTATATCGACCGTCAGCCCGGTCCTTCAGATGCACCCGTCGTCGAGAAGAAGGCCAGACCACGCAAGCCCACCGAGAACCAAAAGGCGACCAAGTACAGCAAGGCGAATCTGGCATGGCTGTACGCCAACGACCAACACAAGAACAAGCGGTTCGAGAAGGATCTGGCACGGTATTACCACGGACTGAATGAACTCATCGCTGAATTTTGTCTCGCCTCTCAGTAGTAAAGCATGAATGCTGCCCAAAACAATGGTGACGGCGGTGGCGGCCTCGCTGGAGGTATCGGGGCACTCATTCTCATAGGGTTGCTTATCGGTATATACTATGCAGTGAAAAACAAAAAACCAAAGGATGACGGTGATGGTGAGGACACAGGCGCAGCCGGGCCAGTCGTCGGGGGTGGACTCTCACAGACCGAGAACCGGTACATTCCACCGGCGGTATTTGTCGATCCGACTGGGACTAGACCGTTCACAAATAGTTGGGCGGCCATCATCGACGTCATCGGTTCTCTGTTTCTCGATCAGCTGAAGGATGCGCTCGAGGAGAAGATCAAAAAGGCTGAAGAGGACAAGGCGCGCGCCGATGAAGACAAAGCCAAGGCGGACGCCGAAAAGGCTCAAGCCGACGCTGACAAGGCCAAGGCGGACGCCGACAAGGCCAAGGCGGACGCCGACAAAGCCAAGGCGGACGCCGACAAGGCCAAGGCGGACGCTGACAAGGCTCAGGCGGACGCCGACAAGGCGCGAGCAAATGCTGACGCACGTGCTGAAATCGATGCCGACAAGGCGCGTGCGGAAGGAAAGGTGGTCGATTCAGCCAATCGAACAGTCGAAGCACTCGACGCCGAACAAGCGCAAGCTGACGCCGACAAAGCCAAGGCGGACGCCGACAAGGCGGCTGCCGACGCAGACAAAGCCAAGGCCGACGCAGACAAGGCGGCTGCCGACGCCGACAAAGCCAAGGCGGACGCTGACCGTGCACGGGCCGATGCGGATGCAAAATCGGCAATCGTGGCTGAATTCGAAACCGCCAAGGCGGGTGAAGAGGGGTTTATGCGTGACAATGCGGCTGATGCTGCCCGTCGAGGCGATCCAAAGCCGGGTGGGAGGGCGCTCGTTCCCGAGGCGCGGGCCGCGATGACTGACAAAGTTCAATCCTTGGAGGAAGGGCCGCGCCGAGGTGCTGATGCGAAAGCACGGGCCGGCGATCTCGTCGACGAAGTTAAGCGGGAGATGGATAAAGGTCGGATGCAAGCCGAGCTCGATACGCAGAAGAAAACAGATGCCAAGGCGACACAGTTTGATATCGATGCAGAGAATGAAGCTCGAGCCAAAGCAGCCGCTGATGCCAAAGCGGCGGCCGATGCCAAAGCACGTGCCGATGCCGATGCCGAAGCAAAAGCCCGAACCGAGTCACGTAGCGCACTCGATCTCGAAGCAAAGTCTAAAGCTGAAGGAAATGTCAAGCAAAAGGCGGCGACGGTTGCCGATACAGGTCGACCATTGAAGCCGTCTCCGGCTGCTTTGGATGCGGCGCATCGTAGTCGGGCTCCGAATGCAGCCGCGGATACGACGCGCATAGTTGAAATGGGTGAACCGAAAGTCGACAAGACGACCGGTCTGCTCGATCCGGAAACTGCAGATCCGAACGGTGATCTGCGCACGCATCCACTCGACTATAATGGCCCGCGTATGGCGTCTTTCGGCAAAATGCCGAGCACCGCGATGAAAGGTGCCCGGAAGTTTATATCCAAGGTGACGGGTGATCTTCTACGACGCATGGCGACCCAACCCACGACTCAGCTCGGTGCGTCCCAAAAAGCCTACCTGGACTCGGCAATCAACGAACGCGGTGCCGGAAAAGCCGCCGCGAAGATAGCTGGTAAGTCGCTCATCCAACTCATCGGGAAGCTCGACATGTTATCCGATCGCCTGATGGTCGTCCAGGTTCTATGTGATTCATTTTTTTACAATGCATTTCCGGATGAATCTCAACTCATCACGGATAAGGTCATCACCGGTATCCAGTACAAATCACTCAAGGCTCAGATCGATTCGACGAGCAAGTACAACAAGGATGTCGTCGATCCGACAAATGCGGGCATGTCAGACTATGCGTACGCCCGTGCACAGTGGCCTATTTTCGTAGGACCGCTCGACGATCCCCTGCAACATACAACCCGTACGACTATGCCATTCATGAGATATCCCGAATACGAAAACCAGCAGAGAGTCCAGGCTGAGGTTGACTCGGTGCGTGAAAAGCTGCTTCGCTCAGACACTGAATTAGTGGGTGGTACGGGTACGTCTGCGAACATGACATTCAAGGCGTACTGGATAAGCAAATTTAGCCGGTCAGTCTATGACGACGTGATCGCGGACCCAACTGATTCGTTGACGAATTACGTCGAAACGGAAACATTCGCGAATACTGTAAGCGATAACCTGTACCGTAAGGCGTACACGGCTGTATGTCTTTATCACGGCGGCAAAGTGTATGAGGATGTACGCGCGACCGACACCACAAAGTGGTCCGGACGTCCGCGTTTCCAGTGTAGCTGGCCAACCAAGGAGCGCTGCGAGAATGCCGGTGACACGTGGCTTGAGAATAACGGTCAGTACGGAAACTATGCTGAATGGTATACGTTTGACGAGCTGAATACGTCACTTTCGGCCATTGCAGATCCGACTGCCAGTGATCCAGCCATCACTGCGTGCGCCGGGACTGACAAAACGACATATCGTAAAGCGTGTGGCATCGAATCAACCCATCCACTACGTCGAGGTGGTAATGTCAGCGGATGCATCATATCGAATGCGAGCGTCGCCTCGATATGCAAAACGAACAAGGGTGTGTATAACAAAAACGGTGATCATAGATGCGAATTTTCGCCCGACTATTGTCAGTCGATCGGAACGTGTTACGACCAGACAACCAAAACGTGCTTCCTGCCCGGCGAAGCGATGTTTGCCGTCTCGATGGTTTTTGGAACTGGTGGACCGCGTGAATGGATCAAGGTGCACGGCTGTAATTTCGCAAGCACGCCCGAAAAGGCTTTTACGGACATTATAGGCCTTACGCCGTTCGGTCTCTTTACGAAGGAGGGGCAGACATTCATGGCTGACATGATTGCAAACAATGAAAATTGGAGCGAAGGTTTGAAAGTGACTCTGGGAAATCCTGTGATGATTGCCACGATCGCGAGTATGGTTGTAGTATACGGTCTGGGGGCGTCTGGTGCGACGGCGGCTGTAGTGGCTGCGGCCGCACCTGGACTCGCCGCAAGTGGACTCGCCGCCGGAGCAGCAGCAGGTGGAATCGGTCTTTTGATCATGGCGATCGCGATCGGTATTTCGATCGGTGTCATGACGCTCGAGTCACAGGAAGAACAGAACAAGGGACCACCCGATCCCGCATATGGTCCGTACGCGAGCGAATACACGGTCGGTGGATGGAAGGACAACATCGGGACGAGTCTACCCATGACGCTCGGGTTCAATGACGGCTGGGTCACAAAGCCACTCAAGGCGCATTCGACTACCAATTGGCCACAGACTCTTGCAACCACACCTACTGCCGCGCGTACCACGGGCACCGCGCCCCCTGTGATTTATACCCAAACACAAATTGGAAGTCCAACGCCGTGCAAATCAAACCAAATTTATTTAGAGGGCTGGGACTGTGTGGTGAAATGCCCGGCTGGTCAGGTGATGGAAGTTCTGCCCTGGAATGATCAGGGGCTTCCAATAGGTCCTCAATGTAAATCATGTCCCACTGGGTATGTATTAATAAATGGAACACCTGGTCGATGTGAGCTTGCGGGGGTGGGTGCGTCGGGGGGTGCGGTACCAGTCCCTACCCCGCTCAACAGTGTAAGAGATATGCCGGGCGCCGCGCCGGTCGATCGGTTCTTTGCCGCGTACGATCTCGATGGGGCGTGGCAATCCGGGTTCGACATGGCACTGGCTGTCAAGACGTATACGCAGACTAAAGAGCCACCCGTACGCAAGAAGCTGTGCTACCAAACCAACAAGATCAGATCGGGTGCCAATCCGTCTCAGAATGAACTACACTGTATGGACCCATTTCCACCGGCAGAGTACACTGATACTATAAACATCGGCACGCTCGCACCCGGGCCCAACTTGGCAGTCGATGGAACATCCCGAGCCTATACGACATCGAAAACGTGGACGGATGGCGTCGATCCGTCGACGCCCCAATATCCATTCGGGTGTGTCAGTGTAAATGACCCGAACTTGTGGTACTATCAACTCTCTTACGATAAGCACAACATGGTCGGCATGACGAGCACCGTAGCGTCTGACGGAACGCCATATAAAAAAGGCTATCCGTCCGTGCTGTGGAACACAGATCTTTTGCGTTATTATTTCCTCGATACGACGATCCAAGAGATGCGTCAGTACTATTGTCTTCAGGCGCTCATCGACGTACCGGAAGGTACATGGAACGAGAGTGCATCGCCTCCAGGTGTTCATCCCAAATGCTGGGGTTTCCTGAACGTCAAGTTCCCGGGTTACAATTACATGCCGATGACAATCCCGGGCGAAATGATGTCATCGGCGCGCCCGGCACTCACAGATCTTCCCACCGGTAGTGGTGGAGGACCGCCGGTCGGACAGGTTGTTGCGAATGCGTTTGCGTCCACGGGAACCCAGGTGGCAGTTTTTAGTGCGGGATCTCAAGGGGGTGCTATGCAGGCTGCTATAACTGGTAACTCGGGTTATGGTGGTCGTTAAGACGCATACGTGTACGGGAGAGAGATGTCCTGCTTAGACGGTGCGGCCGTTCCGGCTGTTGCGTAAAACACCGGAACGGCCGTTCCGATCGTCCCAGGTCCAAAATCACGAGCGACGAGCCAGTTGGGAATCCCGGCCGTCGACGCGGCGTTGTACTTTGTGCCGGTTGCCTCGAGCGCACCGGTGGGCGTGATTGTGTTGTCCGGAATCACGCCCGCCCCTACCGCCCATGCCAAAATATTCGCCTGGCCGCTCGTTCCCGAGACGCGAGTCGGATCAAACCCATAACCCGCACCGGTCGTCGCCGCGGCTGTCCATGTTGCGTACTTTTGCGAGACTGGATCCGGGTACGTCACGTTCGTCGCCGTCACGGTCGTCTGACCGGTCGTCGTATCGGTCGTCACGTTCGTGCCGTAATCAGCCTGCGTGTAAAATCCAGGTCCCGTGGTGGACGGACACGCGGTCGCCAAGTACAGCCGGGTCGCGCCGGTCAAATCAGCCTTGCGGGCCGCCCGGATCGTCTCAATCTTGAAAGTGGTCGTATTCGCCTCGGCTACGCGAGGAACGTATGCCGCGCGGATCGCCCGAATGTTGGCTTGGTACACGTCCCAGGCTGCTTTGCCAGCCGTGTCGGTGCTCGCCGGTTCGTCACCGCTCGTATACGGACACTTGGCCGTGATGTACGTCGACACTTTTCCCGACACGCACGTCTTGAGTGCAGCCTGTGCGGTGGTTGAATCGGTACCAGCCAGGATTGCCTGGCTGTACGTCGTTTGGCACTCCTGAACCTGCGTGTTCAGCGTGTTGTCTTCTTGGGCGGTATCGGTCGGCGGGAACACGTAGTTCGAACGACGATACAAACCGTTGACAATCAGGATAATTACAGCGACGATTGCTACGCCGATGAGAATTTTCCTGAGCGTCTTGTCGTTGAGCTTCAGCTCCATTAATGAAAGTAAATATTTTATGTACACGCTCGTGAACCCATAGTGGATCGCGTCCCGCTTGGACACGTGAGACACGTGGTCGAGGATGTCGCGCCGACCGTAGCTGAGTACGTTCCGGCCGGGCACATTTGACACATACGAGTCGCATCGTCAGAATACGTCCCTGCTGGGCATTCGTTCAGTTCTTGGTCCATCTCGACTTTGCACGATGCCGACCCGGTGGATGAAAATGTAGCCTCTGGACAGGGATTCGGACTGACGGTACCTTGTGGACAATATGTGTTGATCGGACATATCCCACACGTCGTTGGTGTTTGGCGGTAATACCCGCCGTTGCACTGAATGGCGCACGAATTCGTCTCAGCCTTCCACACAACGGACGAATTGGCAATTGTCGAATTCTGTATGCAGCTACACCCCCTCTCTCCCAATCCTGACAATGAACCGGGCCCGCATGGCACGCATGCACCGTTCAAACTGTATTGGCCGATCGGGCATGGCGTACACGACTTTGAAACCTGGTCGAGCGTATACCCGTCCGGGCACGTCGGCGTACACGTCAGACTGAGTGTACACGTGCCCCCGTTCATCGAATAGCACGGGGGGCACATCCGGACACCGTCAACTATGGTTGCGACTGTCCACGGGGCGAGACACCGCCAATTGACGTCGACGTACCCGTCGTCGCACACGAGACGACATGGAACTCCGGGCGTCGCTGGCTCTACGCGTCCATGTGGCGGTGCCATGCATGGCGTACACGCTAATTCACCGGGCGTCGAGTATGATCCGACGGGGCACGGCGTCTGTGTCGCGAGACCTGTCGTCGGGCAATAGTTTCCGGCTACGCATGGGACGGGCAGTCCCGTGCCCGATGGACAATAACTCCCGGTCGGACACACTTTTTCAAATGTCGATCCTTCGGGGCAAAATGTACCCGCCCTGCATTTGAGTTGTGACGCCGTGTTAACCGGACAGTAGTACCCCTCCATGCACAGGAGATGTGCCCATGACTTGGCCGGGCAGTAGTGACCGGCCAGGCACGGCTGGGGTGCACTCGATCCCTGTGGACAATACGTCCTCTCGGCGCATGCGATCGGTGTTTCAGATCCTTCGGGACAATAGTACCCCGGTGGGCATATAATCTGATTGCTCGACCCGGTGGTACAGTAATATCCAGGCAGGCAGCGCGACGCCGTTAACATCACGTTCGGTTGAGGATTTGGATTTGGAACGGGGATGTACGGTGCAGCCTCGATAATTTCACCCTGTGTCACCTGTGAAGACAAAGCCTGTCCCATTACTACGGTTTGAGCACAAAAAAAACAAGCTCACATAATCAGATTCGGACTGCATGCCCCTGGGTAACACCGCTCGGTATTCGATGCAAAGATGGTACCGCCGTTGTAGCTGATTTGGTTTTGACCGACGGCGAGACATGATCGGCCACCATTCTTGGGCGGGCGATCTTGAGTCGTGGCACGTTGAGTTCCCGCGACGGCGCCGTCGGCGTACCGACATTCACCACGACCAGGAATCAGATTTCCATAGTCATCGATGCTCGACGGTGAAGTCATGCCGAGTCCAGTCTGGCATCCAGTCTGCTGTGCACTCTCCGAATAGCTGATCGGTCCAGGAATACAATCGACAGGTGTGGTCACCCATGCCGTCGTCGGGAAAGGTGTCTCCATGTTGACTTCGACGCCGTCACTTCTGAACATGTGGATCGTGGCGTCGTTGGCGATACTGACGGTGAACGGTGCTTTCGACGCTCTGTACGGGTTACCCATTTGGTACTCGGCGCGCCATCCCCATTCGGCTTCGCCGTCAGCCGACGGACCATAAAAGTATCCTTCCGAATCCAGGTACATATTTGCAAGAATCGCCGGGGGGCTTTCCCATCTCTTTGACCATGCACCGTTACTGTATATCCACATGGCGAGACGCTTGTCCGGCTGGAAAACAAGCGCCTTGTTGTTATCCGGGCTCTTTATGACGTCGGACGGCGCCATCGTCGACACTGCGGTTCGGCGAATGTCGCGCGTGTAACTCTTAGGCCCCTGTGATACAAGCGTGCCAAACTCTCTGATCGTCGCGCCCCACTCAGAAGGTCGCCCGTTGATCAGGGTGCCGCTCGTCGTCGTCGTCGCGGCAGGGGCTGGGGGTGCCGATGCGAGCGCCGCAGTCGTCGCCGGGTTCAACGTTGGTGTGTTCCCCGCTTGAATCCATCCGGTGCCAAGTGATCGCTGACAATTACACGACAGAGGCGATGCCGGTGCGTCGAGGCACGTCATACCCGGTGTATTCGTGCTGATGCAGATGGCACCACTCCAAAATTCGGGGAGATCGTCAGGTTGTCTGGGTCCTGAAACCTTCGTACCACGAGCACATACGATGCGACACGATTCGACACCCGACACGCTCAACGTTTGTGGCGGCGGAGTTGCGCCCAGCTGGTACGAGATTGAACCCACTGGACACCCGTACCCCGACGGGCACGTGATCGCCTGTGCCGACGTCGGACAATAACTCCCCGACGGGCATGGATCAAACGTCGATGTTCCGGCCGGACAATAATAGCCGAGCGCACAGGTGATAGGGACCGTGTTTGGCCGCGGGAATAGCGTTCCCGGACCGCTGTACGGACAGGTCGTACCGGCTGGACAAGTTGTACACGCCCCAGGTACAGTTTGACCCGTCGCGGCTGAATATGTACCAGCCGGACACGCGGTACGAGTCGCAGGGTCCGGGCAAAAGTACCCGGCATCGCACGGCGCTTGAGCTGAAGATTGCGCCGGGCAATAATTACCGATCGTACACGGGGTCGCCACCTTAGATCCCGCCGGACAATAGTTTCCGGCTTCACACGGTCGCTGTCTAGCCGAGCCGGTCGGACAATAGTTTCCGGCCGTACACGGAAGCTGTTCGGTCGGCGACGGACAGTAAAACCCAGCACCGCACGGGTTATTCTTGATCGATTGAGCCGGACAGTATTCACCCGTGTTACACGGCTTCGGCGTGACGGTTCCGCCCGGACAATAGAAACCGGCCGGACACGTGATTGGCGCGATGGTTGACGCCGACGGACAGTAAAATCCTTCCGGACACACACCCGCCACGACCGATTGAGCTGGACATATCTGACCCTCCGTACACGCATAAAACTCTTTGGGTGTCGGGCAAATCGCACCGGCCGGACACGGGTATTCTCGGTCGTACCCGGCACCGCAGTAATATCCGGATCGACAGGGTGTACAATTTCCGGGCATTGTACCCGACCCCGCCGTCCATGTCGCCCCGCTGACGCTTCCGTCGCCACCGGTTGTTAGGGACGGTCCGGTCGAGGCGCCGTAGGTTCCAGCTGGGCATTTGATATCCGGATTTCCTGGTGGAGGCGCTTGGGACGCGAGCGCCCGTGACACGAGACTCGGCAACATGATGTTGCCTTGCGCGTCAAGCTGAGGCGAAGCACCATCGGCACCCCATGGATCCGGTGTCGCCGGTGCACTGTTCATAACGCATTTCAGCTTCATGGCGGTTGACATTGCGGAATCGTAGGTTGGTCCCGTGTATCCGCCTTCGGGTACCATGGGACACGTAGCACACCCCGGGTTTGAGTTTCCGTCCCATATACATCGAGCGCTGTACAAGTCCTCCTGGACGCCATTTGCTTCCAGGGCATTGATATCCGCTGGAAGAGTAGTACAGTCGGTGCCTGAAAACCCGGTTGGACAATCGTTACCAGTTCCCTTTTTATAGTACGACACTTTCCAGCATGTCGGACATTTGTACTGTCTGATGATCGTCGATCGTTTGCATGACAAGTTTCGGCTCGGCTGATTGTCCCACTGACCCCGGCCCGTAAATCCATTCTTGGCCCAGTTGCGCGGACAAGAGTAGTTGTAAATGACGCCGCCTGCTGTCGTAGCCTTTCGATATGCACCTTTGGTACATATCCCATCCTTGGCGTATTTTCCACCACCGTTTTCTGAACCATCCGGGCACCCATAGTCTGGGGTTGCATCCGGTGCCTGGTATGCAATCGGATCGGCCGTACGTACTTTCGGATAACACGTCGACCAATACGCCACGTTATCATTGTTACAGACGACCCGGCATCTATTCCACGTCGAGTTCCATTCGAGCGTGCCGCCCGTGATTGTGGCATTACAGATACAACCCGACTTGTCCGGTTTGTGAGTCGTACCTGGAAAGTTTGTCGCGCACGGAATACACTTGTCGAGCCCCCTGACTGGCGTGTACATGTTGTCGCCACAGGCTTCGCAACCAGTCTTGGCGGTGTTTGCCGATTGGCCAATCGGACAATCCGGAATACACTCGTTTGTCCATGCAGCCCATTTGAGATCCCCCGTACATATACACCCCGTCTTGGTGGCATTTGCTTTGAGTCCAGCAGGGCAGTCGTAGCACGTCGATCCCTGCGTGAATATCTGATTGAGAACCTGAGCCTGTGTCAACATCGAAATAACATTGATGTTCTTGAGTCCGAGCGGTACGTAGGTCGAATCACCCGGACACGATATCTCTGCACCTGAACCCTGTGGACAATAATGACCTTCGGTACACGCCAACGCCTCGCCGTTGTTTGGACAATACTTGCCAGCCGGACATTCATTGAGCGTCCGGGTCCCCGGTGGACAGTAGAATGAGATGGTCGGGCGCGTCGAATCCCTGCACGGGATCGGCGCGGTTGTTCGCGCCGGACAATAGTTTCCGACCGGACATGTGATTTTGTTCGCACCCCATGGCCCAGTGGTAGCCGTCGCCCCGGGACAGTACTCGCCAGCCGGACAGTCTACTTTGGCAGTCGATTTTGCCGGACAGTAATCACCGGCGATGCACGCTATAGGCGCAGCCGTACCAGCCGGACAATAACTTCCAGCCGGACACTCGATCTGCTGGGCAGGAGTCGGACAATAGTACCCGACCGCACACGTCTGTTCGGCACCGGCACCTGCCGGACAATACGTTCCTTGGGCGCATGGGGTGCACGACGTCGCCATGGGATTGTCCGCCGGCGAGTACTTGCCGGCCGGGCACAAATCGCAAAAGGTGATCCGACCGACCGTTTTTTGATACTCGCCGCCAATGTATGCGGACGGATTGTCAGGGTCGGCGCACCCGGTGACTTTATCAGCCAACTCGACTCGACTCGAGTATATGGAGGTCGTCCAGAATGTCTTGGACGTTGGTGTTCGGTAATATGATATAATAGGATAGGCCGGATCAGCGATCGCTTCATCCCTAGTCGCCGCATCCACGAACGCGGTACGTCTTTCCTGAGCGTCACCCATATCGACACGGGTACCCATTGAGTACTGTGACGACTGATACTGAGCCATACCCGCGCTGGAGACCAGATTTTCTACGCGCTGTGTAGTCGTTCCTGGAAAATATTGGTCAAATGTGCGCTGGGAAGGAAACTGTTGAATTCGGAACCACGACGTATCGTTGGGGTCCGTCGTCGGATCAAAAATGAATGGGGGTTCGGTCGTTTGCGGAGACCAGTTTATGGAGATCTTCTGATCATTAAGGACTGTCGGTCTATAAATAATAAACGGTTCATTGGGCGCCAAGGCTGTAATTTCATCCAAAAACACCTGATAGCTAGACGGTGTGATGATGAATATGAGAGCATTGTACGCGGCCGAGTATTTTTGGGGCAAAACTTTGACGGTCGGGTTTGTGAGCGCTTCCGACGGAACGAGATATTTTCCAGAAATCGGATCGAGCAAAAGAAACCCGTTCGCGACATAGTCTACCGCAACTGTTTCAAAACCGTAGTACGATTTTTTAGGTGCATTGGCTTGCCGATTCGTCAAGCTTATATCGTCAGATGGTGTAGAAAACATCGCATGAACTTCACCAATTTCGCCATATGCTATCTTATAAGAGCTTCCCCTCTGCCCGGCGTTAGCATATGTGAAGAAGCCGCCACCTCGTCCAGACAATGCAAACATCGCGCCTTGGATCGTTGCGAGTCCGGTGACCGGATCGGTCCGACCAAACTGACCGGATGAAAACCCGATCGCCCCGAGCGGCCCGGGAAGTTGAATCACTTTGTACGGACCGGTCCATGTGACGCGCTCGCCATTAAAAGTGAACGTGCCATCGGTCTCCAGTGCATTCAGGGCGACGACGATCGTCTCGTAGGTGTACACGCCGGGCGGAAGCGTGTACAACGTCCCGGACATGTAAAAGTACTTGTTCGCATCCAGAATCTCAAATTCTTTCGGAGCCGCTTTGAGGTACAGACATGTATGTCGCGCAAATAGAGAGGGAAGGTATGATTCGAGATAATAAAACTTTCCCGGAGTCACGATCGTCGTATCAGGTGGACCAGTATCTGTCGTCGAGTACTGAAGTTTTGTGATCGTGTCAGCTTTTGTCCTAGCTATGGTGGTTGTTTCGATTTCGTTGGTCACGGCCCATGTTGCCGCTGACCCCGTGCCGACACGCGACACCGTCTTTGCGGGGCACGACGAACACGACAAGAGATCGGACGTCGTGAATGAAAGAACGTCCGAGTTGTTAATGACGTTCGAAATGTCGGCGTTGCACGCGGCCACATTTTGAATCCCGCACCACACACCGGTTCCAGTCAGATTCGTACCGGGTGGGTCTGACCCCTGTGCCGTGGTTGGATTGTCGTCTCGAATATACGCCACTCTGCCGTTCTGGTAGACGTTGTTATCCTGATCCTTTTTGATGAGAATACACAGTTTCGTGTTGAAGTCATAATTAAATCCGCCGCACGTCGATGCGCGTGCGTCGCACTCGCGCGCGCAATAACGTTCGTCGATGACTGTTCCGTATGAAAAAGCTCCCGTGCCGAACGAAAAGATGGTGTCGTATGAGTAACCCGGAATGGTTGAAAACACAGGGGGGTTACTCTCCGCGTCTTTTACGAATACGCCTGCATTGTGCGCAGTTGTCTGTCGCGTATTAATCACGTGTGTCAGTGTGTCTGATTTTTTACCGTCTCCCGATTCGAAATCATATGCGACGAATTTACAGGTGGTCGTGCCGTCACACTCAGTCAGAAGATCCCGGGCAGGCTGCGGCAGACGATCACGTCCAATCACCTTAGGTGCTTCAGTAGGACCGTAGATGTCAAGGATTGCGGCTTCGCCTGATCTGATTGCACCACACGCCGTGGGATCAAGACCCGTGATACCAGTTTTATCGGCTGTACACGGCGCTGTATCCAGCCCGAATTCAACCTTGCCAACTTTGAATGTCGCTGGCGCTGCCGCCATTCCTGAAACAGACCAAGTTTTTTTTGTAGCCCATATATCAATATGGGACCAGCCGAGATGGCCGTGACTGTCGTTAAACTTGTACTCGTGGCGATCATCGTCGGTCTTTTCGGGTGGACCATCTATTTCGTAACGAATCGTACGGACCCCACAAAGGCACCCTCGGACAGTTGGCCGGAATGGTACCGGAACCTCGTTCACGTCTACCCGACCGACTACGCCAAGACGCCGACGAGTAACGTGATCGTGACGGGCACGCCGACCGCTAAATTTAGCGCCAAGAAGGAGGGTGATTGTGCCACCGACCCGAAGAAGGGGTGCAGTAAAGACGAAGACTGCATGGGCTTCGTCTTTAATAAACCGAGCTCGAATCTCGATCCGAGTACATGTACGACGTATTCCGCCGTAGAAAATCTGATTATCGATTCGCGTGAGAGCGGCAACACCGCCTATTTCGTCGACGGGAGTGAACCGGGGCTTTACTACGCCACGTACACGAGCAACACCGTCTCGAGCACAACCCCCGCATCAGAGTTTCCTTCGTACGTCGCGACCAATTATTTCGAGTGCGCGTCAAACTGTGCCAGTAACACACTGTGCACCGGGTTTACGTTCAAGTCTGACAGCACGTGTCTGATGCACCAGGCGCTCGTGTCAACGTCAAACCTCGTCACGGATGCAAACTATACGAGCTACATCCTCAAGTCTGGTCTCGGATATTTCCAGACGGCGGCTTTTTAGGCGAAAGCCGAGACGAGCATGACTACACCGATCACTATAGCGGCTACAAACAGCCACGTCGTCCAGTTTCCAGCAAAGCTGGACATGAGGTCCCCAAAGAAATCACCAGTCCCCGCGGCGGCATCCTGTATCTTTTTGTCAAAGTAATCGGCAAAATCTCCACAGTTTGGTTTGGCGGTACCCTTCGTCCCCTTGAAATCCGAGCAGTCATCCACGCCGCACTCAATCTGAATCTTGTTCGCCGAGACATTCTTCTTGACGACAATCGCCAGATCGTCAAACTCTGGAAAGCCCGTGCCGCTGAATGTCAGGGATTCCTTGCCGGCGATCGGCTGATAGCTGTTGTTGCAGGTGTACGTGATATCAACCGTCTTTGGTTTGATGACGCGCGAGAAGAACGGAATGTAGTTTGCGATGTTTCCGGGCGGAGACGGCTCAATCTTCGTCACGGTGATACTCGCCTCTTTACACTTTTTGAGTTCCTCACCAGCCAGACCCAACAGCGTGGCGACGAGCGCGAGCGTAAGACCGAGCGCTACGATCAGTGCTATGCCGGCCGGCGTCTTCAACTTGTCCTTGATACCCTTTTCCTGGGCAGCATCAGTGTCGTCACGATTCTTCTGGGCTTCGGGTGACTTGTCCTGCTTTCCCGTCGTACCGTCACCCTGGCGACCGCTCGCCGCATTTTGAGCGTCTGTACGGTCTTTCGTGCCCGTGAGCGCATCCTGATTCTCAGTCTGAGAACGTTTGGCCGCCGCATCAGTCTCAGCATCAAGCTCGTCCTTCGTCTTTGGATTGTTCACGTCCAAGCCCCCTTCGGTCGCCTGTTTACCAGCACCAGCCTTTGCCGCAGCCGGACTAGACGGCGGACGTGTCTGTACAGGTGGTCCTCCACCTCCACCAGTGGCACGTCCAGGTGCTGGCGCTGAAATACCTCTCGTCGGAACACTTCCAGCAATTCTCGATGCCGACATAATTACTCTATGACTAGAATATAATGGCGACATCACACCACGCCGTACTGAAGCATCCGTGGTATGATGTCGGCGGTCGAAAATACATCGACCTCCTTTTTGGGGGATACGTCCGCCGGGTCAAGGTACCGTTCAGGTACAATCGAGTCATGTGTACCGTCTCAGGCATCACGCCTGTACAGGCGCTGACCGCGGACACGCCCGTCGAGTGTGTCATCGAGACGATCGATGGCTACTATGTTCTGAGATCAATCAGACCACTAGCGTGACACGGTTCCCGACGCGCAGGGACGTATCGATGTGAGCCTTGATCTTGTCCTCGTAGTTCCAGCCGTCTGGAATCTGGCGAATCAGGACAAACGACGGCTCGAGCTCCGCCTCAAAGTATGGTACGGTCGTGTCGAGCTCGTCGAAACGCTTGCCGCACGTCAAGGTGATGGCATCAGCGCCCATCATCACGGCACCAGTCACGTCGTGCGGGCTCTCGAGCATCCGGAGCACATCATCCGGCGTGAACACCACCTCGGGGTTGATGCACATGTAGCCGTCAAACACCTCAGACCCAGACGAGCCGAAAGACTCTTTGCGCGTCTCACGCTGGCTCACCATCACCTGGTGACCCTTCTGGGCGCACTTGAGCACCAGATCGGTCCATGTGAGCAGGAAACCGGGCGTGTACACCTCGTGAGCCGGAGCAGGAAGAATGAAGCACAGACGCATCTATAGAAACCGCGCCCTATTTCTCTATGTCACTCACGCGCACGGGCTACGTGATCCCGCCAAACTCGGAGACGAAACGTGAGCTCACCGTGCGTGCGATCGAGAATGCACTCGGGATGCGTCCTCCGCCTTTCAAGGTGTTCAAAGAGACACGGAAGCATCTGTGCATCCCGCAATTTTACGGCCGTGAACACTTTGGCGAGCCGCGGGACCAACGCCCCGAGCCTGTCAAAGCGACCATACCATTCACAGGAGAACTCCGTGGAATCCAGAAAGAGGCGATCGACGCCTACAAAGGAAATGGAGTTCTTTCGCTCGATGTCGGCTTTGGTAAGACTGTGTGCGCTCTTGCTCTTGCAGCACGCCTTGGTGTTCGGACTCTCATCGTGGTTCACAAAGAGTTTCTGGCGAACCAATGGGCTGAACGAATTGCACAGTTTTGTCCGGGATGTACAATCGGACGAGTACAACAAGATCGTTGCGAACTCGACCATCCTTTTGTCATTGCGATGATTCAGACGCTGTGCATGCGTGAACACGCCATCGGGGCTTTCGACTCGATCGGTCTCTTGATTGTTGACGAGGCGCACCATGTCGGTGCACCCGCCTTTTCACAGGCGATGTTTGCCATGTGTCCCAAGTATACTCTCGGACTCACGGCGACGCCGGACCGCAAAGATGGTCTGACGCGCGTTCTGTACTGGTTTCTCGGCCCGTGCTTCTTTGCGAAGCACCGCGACTCGTCCAAGAATGTCAAGGTGATCAAGGCGCGGTTCACACACCCCGAGTTTCTTCGCGGACCGCCCGTCTCGCGGATCGGTAAAGTGTGTCTGGCCTCGATGGTCAACATCCTCGTAGAGATTCCCGAACGGAACGAGCTTCTTCTGGACATGATTCGCGACGCGGCTGTGAATCACCAAGTACTCGTGCTCAGCGATCGACGTGCCCATTGCGAATGGTTGGTCGCTCAGCTCGGCCCGACGACTGCCGGGCTGTACATGGGTGGTATGAAACAGGCTGTGCTCGACGAATCTGCGACGAAACGGGTCGTCGTCGGCACATTCTCACTCGCTCACGAAGGACTGGACATTTCGACGCTCAGCGCCATCGTACTCGCGACGCCCCACTCGGATGTCAGGCAGGCGGTCGGCCGTGTCCTTCGCAAAGAGGGCCCCAAACTCGTGTACGACGTCGTCGATGCCTGGAGCGTCATGAATGCCATGTGGCGTAAACGGGCCAAGATTTACGCCGACTGTGGCTTTTCGATGGAGGACACCGATGAACCAGCCGAGGCACCTGCGTCAATCTTTCAGCAAGGGAAATGTTTGTTCACAGTAGATGCGTGACTCGACGTACGTGATGCTTGCCCTGGCGCTGTGCTCTCTCGTCGCCCTGGCCCTCCACATGCAGAAACCCAGGGGTATGTACATGCTCGATCTGGAGGATTTCCGGGTTTTGCCGATCGAACTTCGGAGCGCCCTTCGGCGTATGCTTCCTGATCCGGTCACTATTCGTCAGAGATGGGCACACATGACCCCTGACCAAAAGCGAAATGCGATTCAGCAAATTGGTGGTTTTATTCCCCAGCCTCAGCGTCCGCCAAGCCATTACATGGCACACCCCAGTGACGTGGCACCTGAGCCGATCGTCGAGCCGGAGCCGGAGCCGGAGCCGACGCCCGTGGTGTTCGACCCTCTTCCTCCACTGAAGAAGGGGTTTCTAGACCCCGTCAAGAAGGGAAAGAAGAAAGACGCCAAGAACAAAAAAGAGAATGAGGTGATTGCACTCGGTGCTGTCGGGGCCGACGTCTCGTCTGACGAGACCCCTCGTGGCGCCGACGGGTTTCTTGGGCGGGACGAATAAAGGTTCGTCGTCATCGCCAAAAGGAGCATATGAGATGCCCATGACGTACCTACTTGATGTACGAGAAAATTAGTTCACCCGTGAGCCCGTCTTGCTGTTTCTGTACACAGCAAGACTGGTTACAGCGACACCTCCTTCTTCTTCTGGGTCTTCTTCTTGGACGTGCGCACGTTCACGTCACGCGTCTCGGATCCCATGTCGACCGAGACAATGTCGGAAACTTCATCCTCGTCGCGCGGCCCCGGCTCGCGTGTATTGGCCGGCATCGGCGGACCCATCATACTGAAGAGATTCCCCATGTCCATGGGCATGTTGGGGCCACGCATCTCGCGTCGTGCCGATGATCCATCACCCCCGCCTCCGCCCCGACCTGACACACCGCCAGAAGGTGGTCCCGACGGAGGAGGGCCCGCCTGTGTACGCTGAACGGCGTCCATCATGTTCTTGACCAGATCGGGGTTCTGCTTGAGCACCTTGCCCATGTCGGGCATCGCCGCCTTGAACATGCTGTTCGTCAGGTGGAACATCATCGCCGAGCCGCCAACCATCATGATCAGCTTCACCTCGGGTGCGACATTCACCTTGGCGTTGTACTTTTGGTACAACTCCTCGAAGATGCTGTCGTAGTCCTCCTGGTTCTCCATGACGCTCTCGGACCAGCCATCCAGCTGGAGATCAAACGGATCGAACCGCTTGTTCATAAACTCGAGACCAGTCACGCACGCAATCAGCATGCGACGCTGAACACGAATGGCCCGATCAGCCTCAATGGCGTACGTCAGACGCTTGTACTCGGTCCGAATCTCCTCAATGTCACTGTAGGCAGTGAGACGAGAAGAGGTGTGCAATCCCTTTTTTGCCAGACGCGTAATCTTGTTCAGCAGGTCGGCCTTCTCATCCTCGATCGTCTTGTACCCCTCGCTCGGTCCGGACGGCATTCCACCGCCGCCGCCCATACCCTGCTGCTGCTGACCTCCGTCACCCATCATGTCGTCGGGACCCTCCTCGCCACCGTCCCACATCTCAGGCGGTGGAGCGTGCGTCGCATTCGTCTTGCCCGGGTTCATGAACGCGTCCAGACCAGGCTCCTCCTCCATCGCGCGAAACGTCTGCGCAGGTGGCGGCCGGCGAGTCAGAGGACGGGACGTCGGTGGCTTGCGTACAGGCACAGGGCGCTTCTCGGGTGCCGCAAAGGAAATCTCATCCATCAGGCGGCGTTCGTCATCGTTCAGGTTCAGCGTCATGCCGGTATCAACCGACAAGTCCATTCTGACTATATTAAAGAAAGGAACTCCTAGCCTTTAACGCAGTCTTTTTTCCCAGCCTACTATAAAATGAAGGTGACCAAGATTGTCGTGATCGCCCTCCTCCTCCTCATTCTGTTCCAGGTGACCATGGGTCGCAGCGTGAGCCGCATGGGCACCCTGGACACCGTCCAGGGCTCCATGGCGGGTGCTGGCCCCAGCAGCCTCTTCGACCTGAAGCACAAGCTGGGCTGCGTCGCCGGTGGCTTCAACCCCAACTCGTCGTACTACTCCAAGAGCCTGACGCCGGGTGGGTTCTGCGGCGACGAGGACTGGATCCGCAACCAGCAGCGCGATTTCGAGATCAAGGGTGGCATCGGCGGCTCCCTGCTGGCCAAGTAAATTTCGTAACTTTCAATAGATGAATGCCGACACCATTCTATGGGCTTCGATCGCCCTCATGACGGTTCATGTAAGTATTACTGATGCGTTCGTTGTCCATGGACGGTATACGCTCAGTTCCAAGCACCTACTCAACATCCTCATTCACCAATTTGTGATTATAGGCGCCATTCTCGGCCTTCTCTTTCAGGGGACGTCGCATATCAAGGCGCACCTGTGTCTCATCAGTATGATCATCTTGACCTGGTTATGGTTCGGCGAGTGTTTCATGGGGGCATGGCAGCGTCTGAACATCGGATACAGCCGCGAGGATTTCGCCGTGATTCAAAAACCACCGGGACGCCGCTTTGCTGAATGTCTCGGCATGGTGATTCCCATGCTCCTCATTGATCTCTATAAACTGCGAGGATCTCTTTGATCACGGGGTGGCGGACGATATCATCGTCGGTAAACTGGATGTGCTGAATCGACTCGGACGAAGACCCCAATCGGGTCAAAAAATCAATCAGACCGTTTTGGTCATAGCCACGATCGTGCTGCGCAGGATCACCGGTTACGACCAATTTGGAGCCCTCACCGATACGCGTGAGCACCATACGCATCTGGGACGGCGTCGAGTTTTGCATCTCGTCGGCGATGATCCAGGAATCTTCAAACGTACGACCGCGCATGTAAGCCAGGGGACACACCTCTACGACACCATCCTCGCGCATCTGCATAATCTTTTTGGGTGCATAGAACCGACGGAGCGAATCAAACACGGGACGAGTCCACGGATCCATCTTTTGATCTAGCGTTCCCGGAAGGTATCCGTGCTGCTCGTCGACGGAAACTGCGGGCCGGGTGACGATGAGTCTCTGGACCTTGCCCATTGCCAACTGCTGAGCGCCAACAGAACAAGCCAAAAGGGTTTTCCCGGTCCCGGCGGGCCCTGAAGCAACAACAACGGGGATGCTGGGTGCATTGAGAAGTGTCAAGAAAGCCTTTTGGGTCAGCGTACGCGGCGCAAAGCTCATATAGGAAGAAGGCGCGCACTGTACTTAAGTACGATGAGGCTTTTCAACAAGTGGAGAGTCCCGACCGGCCCCGGGACCCACTATCTCATGGATGGCGGGATTCTCGACGTGCCCTACAAAGACACCGAGGCGTTCTTTGTCGAATACCTCGCAGCGATGCGTCGTGGCCAGAAGATGTACGTCGTCGAACAAAAGACTGACGTGTTCAAATTTTTCGTCGATCTCGATTGGCGTGCCGATGCACCCCTGGAGGATAGCGTACTGCTCGACATTCTCGAAAAGATGTGCACGGTGGTCCACGGGCGATGTATCGTGTCACGGCCGCCTGTGCGTACCGAGGATGACGGCCGGATCAAGTCGGGCGTTCACATTCACTGGCCAGAGACGCTCGTGACGCGTGCCGAGGCGCTCGCGTTCCGAACACGCATTCTGCTCGAGATGGATGACGATCCCGAGTGGAACGAGCGTATCGACTCGAGCGTCTACGGTGGGTCGGGCCTACGCATGATCGGCTCGCACAAGATGCCGACCGGTGATCCGTACGTGCCATGGACACCCGGTGACCACGAGGACATTACGATCGACCAGCTCAAAGACTATTCGATCAGGGCAAAGGAGGAGGAGACCCAGTCGACCGTCACCGAGGTGCTCAACCACGGTCCGCTCGAGGCGTACATACGCAAGTACATTCCGGGCCAGGAGCACATGCGTGTCAAGCGCATCGGACGCAAAGGCAAAGAGGCGCTGTGGGTCCAGACCGACTCGCGGTACTGTGAGAATGTAAAGTCGGATCACAAATCGAATCACGTATGGTTTTCAGTCTACGGTGATACAATCTGTCAGCGCTGTCACGACGAAGACTGTAACGGTTTCGTCGGACGGGAGTTTATTCTTTCTCCGAGCATAGTAGAGGAACTTTCCAGCAATGTTGCTGTGGATCGTTCTACTTTTGTGTCTATTCGCGATTTTGTTCCCAGCCACTGGTTTCCCCAAGACGCTGGCGACCCGGTACGAGAGACTTGTGCATCCGTACTCGGGCCTCGACCCAGAAACGTGGCGCGCGTTCAAAGCAAACATTCGAGCGTTCGAGCGGGAGCGGGACGTGGCCGTGGCCGCAAGACAGCTGGACGCGGCGCTCGAGAATATTCGTAACCTGTCGCTGTTCATTCAGCGGGCTGACGATCACGAACACCAAGAGAAGCTGGACGACATTGCAGATCGGCTTGCAATCGAGGCTGAGCACAGCATCTACGCCATGGCGAGGAAAAACGGCTTATTCTTTTTCCCAAAGTACTTAAAAGAGAATGTCGATGAAAATACAGACAATGCCCCCAAGGACACCCGTCGTGGAGGCACCGTCGGCAACCCCGCCGTCCACTTCCCAGCTCCCCGGCAGCGAGGAGACACCGGTCCGCCCCCAACAGAAGACGCGTTCTGGGCGGATCGTCAAGGCGCCGGAGCGGTGGTCGCCACAGGAGCGGTGCGAGGATGATTACGCCTCGGATGAGTATGACTCGGATGAGTCGTCCCTGCACACGTCGGATGACGAGTGTGACACGGAGGATATCTCGAGCGAGTCGGATGCGGATGAGGATGGCAATCTCGCCGGTTTTGTAGTTAAAAGTGACGATGAAGATATAGACAGTGATGTTTCAGCCCCCGGAGGAGATGGATCCGAGATCGACTCCGGCGATGAATGAACAGCAGCAGCAGCGTGAGGAGTATTACCTCCCACAGCAGCTTCAGAAGCATGACGAGTTTCTCGAGAGTGTCTCGAAGCAAACCCTCGTGCTCGTTTTTGGTGCATTTTTCATCGGCTTGCTTCTCGGCAAGTCGTTGACGCCAATCGTACTTCGGCAGTAGTCCCTGTAACTCAGTTGGTTAGAGTGCGAGTCTTATGAGCAAGCGCTCACGAAAGCTCGACGTCGCGGGTTCGAGCCCCGCTAGGGACATTCCGGTCCTGTGGCCTAATGGATAAGGCGTGAGACTTCTAGGGAGAAACATCGTTTCACCCGGTGCGATCTCGAGATTGCGGGTTCGACCCCCGCCAGGACCTCAAACGGTTTGACCGATAAAGGGAATTTCACGCGACGTTGTCGCGGGAAGGTATTCAGTCTGAGTTGGCTCGGCTGTCACGTTACTGTAGGCTGGGATCACCGTCATTGGTGCATTTCCGGCGGACGATTCGAGACCGACAAAGTCACCATACGCAGCGACGTTTGAAAACGCATCCTCCTGAAAATACCCCGTAAGCGGGTGTTCACGCATGTTGAGCCAACCAGATGCATCCTTGAACACTTCAGTCTGATCCTGCGGCTGTTCTTTCACGTTCTCGACGAATGGAAGAACCGTATTCTCGTCACGGGGTGGCGCATAGCAACTCTTTTTTGGCCTGATCAAGAGTACGAGAATCGTCACCACGAGGATGGCGATTCCGATGTACAGAGGCCACTTCATCTACTAGTCGGTCGAGAATTTACTTGAGCAGGTTGGGAGTCGAGTCGGAACCGATCGGCGCGGGCGTGTCAATCGGTCCGATCGCCGGAGGAGCCTCTGCCGCCGCGGCACGCTCCTTCTCCAGCTCCTCACGGCGCTTGATAATCTCGGCCGCGATGCGAACGTCCGCCTTGGCCACCAGCTCCTGCATGTCCGCCTCGGGAAACTCCTTCTTGAGCTCGTCGATGAGCTCAGCCGGGTGAGGAATCGGGGGCACGTCGGGACGGCTGTAAAACTTGGAGTTTTCATCACCCGGCTCGATGAAAGGCGTCGCGCTGTTGCTGATCGGCTTGGCCATCATGTCGCGCTTGCGCTTCTCAAAGTGGGACGCCGCGTCGCGCTGGTTCTCGCGGTACTTGGACATAATCTCCTCGAGCTTCTCGTTCTGGTAGTGCACGTCGTCAATCTGGTCACGGTCCGGGGGAATCAGCAGCCACTTGTACATGTCGACGACGTAAATGTCGACGAGCGCATCCTCCTTCTGGAGGCGCTTGGCGTGAGCGGCCGCCTCATCCTTGGTCGGGAAGCAACCGCGAATCTTCATACCCAGCTTCTCATTCTTCTGCGGCTGATCCGGGCCGACGATGGAGATGAGTGCGTACACCTGTCCGGGGACAGTCAGGAAATCCTGCTCGAGCATGCCACCAGACGCCATATAAACAGTAGACGCCCTTTTGTTTTAAGTGAAAAACCGCAGACGCGATGGAAACCCTTCGCCGTCTGCACAACCAAAAGAAGCGTGAGCTCATTCTGGGCATTGTGCGCCCGGGTAACATCGTGCTCGATTGCGGGTGCGGTCGAGGCGGCGATTGGCACAAGTGGAAGGTGGCTGGCGCGCTCAGAATTGTCGGCGTCGACCCTGATCAAGAGTCGCTCGTCGAGGCACAACGGCGTGCTGATGACATGGGCCTTCCGGTCATACTCATTCACGGGGACATTCGGGATGTCCACATCAACAACTTTGACGTTGTCTGTTACAACTTTTCGATTCACTACATTGTCGAATCGCTCGGCGAATCGGCCAAGGCGATTGCTCGGGCAGTCAAGCCCGGTGGATACCTCATCGGGATCACTCCAGACAAGGCACGGATCACCGAGTTTACATCACCGGACACGTTGGGAAATACGGTTGAGACGGTCGACTCGAGTCACATTTCAGTACGACTGGTTGACGGACCGTTTTATGCCGATGGTGCCAAGACTGAGCCGATCATTTCGCGGGCGTTGCTCGAGCACGCCCTGCGCCCGTGGTTTAAACTCGAGCGGTGGAGTCCCATGCTGAACACCAGCACCGGTCTCATCTCGGACATTTACTCGACGTTTATTTTCAAACGCAAAGAGTAGATATGAAGGTGAACTTGATCGACATCACCCTCATTTGCACGCTGCTCATCTTGCTCGCTTGGGCCATCGCATCTATTAAAGAACCGAAGATGCTCACGGACGTCCGTGATCGGTACGACGTCCTGTTGACCCATCTGCGCCAAACGCGACAGATTGATGAGCGCTTCGAGGTGCTTCGGCGTCACGAACCGTTGTTGACCGGCATCGACTCGTCTCGTATGACGAGTGGTACGATCGGCTACAACGTCAACAAGGGCTACGAGATATACATGTGCATCGATGCGGAGGGGTCGCTCGATGCAGCGATGCACGTACTCATTCACGAGCTTGCGCACATGACCGTTCCTGAATACGATCACTCGGATGCGTACTGGCAAAGCTTCAAAGACTTGCGGCTCCTCTGTGCGTCGCTCGGTCTCATTTCGTCGGAAAGTAAACCCATGACGTACTGCGGCGGTCAAATTACTACATAAATGTGTCGGGGAGGCCCGAACGATTTATGCATGGTGTGTGTGTGTCACTTTAAACCTGGTTCTTCAGGAACTTGAGCGCGAAAAAGTACAGAACCGCGACGAGCATGGCAGTCACCGCCATACCGGTCGTGGACATCTCACCCGCCTCGGACATGAACTTGGGGATCGTGTCGGCCAACTTGTCCTGGACGGGCTTGGAGAATGCCGCCAGTGCCACCAGACCTGCCACAGCCGCCTGGAACTGCTCATCAGTCAGTCCCAGAGGGTTACCAGACTTCTTCGACGGCGAAGCGCCAATCATACCCGGGCTCACGGCCGTCACGCGGTTGCTGGTCGGCGAAACGTACGTGGACGAGTTGACGCCACCTGGTGCGCGATCACCTTCATCGTCAAACGAAGCAGATGGCATGACATCGGCGATCGAGCTCGAGAAATCCATCATGTTATTATTCTGGTCAGAAGTTTTTTCGTCTTGGAAAAGCGGAATTGCACCGGGGCCGGCCGGAGGAACCTCGCCGCGTCCGACCGGTTCCGAGCGAGTGTTCGACCCCATTTGGCGATCGAGCGTCTGCTGCTGCGGAGGAAGATCGTCAACCGTCGGAATGTACTGAATCATGGTAGAACCGCCTGAGCCAAAATCCATGTTCTCCATTGATTCACGGCGAGAGTCTTTTTAGCGACTTGGGGCGCGTACTTAACGACGAGCGCGCTTGCGAGCCCCACCGGGTGACCGACGAATAGTCGGGCTGCGACGACGCTTACGCGGGTTGTTTATGTTCATGGGTGACGCGCCAAGACGCAGGTTTGCCAGCATGAGAGCCAACTGGTTGATCGCTGAAGGGGAGCGACCGAGACGAGCTGGAGCGGACGTAGATCGGCGGAGCATTTATTAATGACCGTGAAAAAAACCGTTAGACCTTCTTGATCGTGAGTGATGAAGACCCCTTCTTGACCATAGGTGTTCCGGACGTGGATTGAAGCGCCGGAGGGTGTTTCGGGTTGTAGTTTTTGGCGTGGTATTGCCACATGGCGTCTGAACCGATGCGGAACCCCGTGCGAATCGGCGCCTTGTAGTAGAACACGCAATCCTCGATCCGATTGGATTTGCTCGTATTGTCCAGGACCAGACACTCGTAGTTTTCCGTACAGGCGTTCATCACCTGGCAGAACATGTCGAACGTCGGAAAGACGCCGAAGAATGACTTGTACAGCCGCTCGCGGTTCTGAATCACATTCTCACGCAGGACAAACACGTAGTCGACGTTGGCACGTAGATCAGGCGACAGATCCATGCAGTACTGCATCGTCAGCATGAAAAAGAGTTTCCAGTGACGGCCGTTCATGAAGCATTGCCGGATGCACGTATCCTTCATGAACGCCTTGTCGTACATGCAATCGTCCATGAGCAGAAAAGCACCCGTCTTGCGTCCCGAGCCGACGATGGTTCGCTGGCGGGCAAGCACCTTTTCGATCGCCGATTTGTTATAGTCGCCGTAGATGAACAGGTCGGGCACAAACTGTTTGTAGTAATGGTTCCCGTCCTCCGTGCCTGACATGACGATCCCGACCGGCAAGTGTCGCTTGTAGTACATGATGTCAGTCACGAGGGTCGATTTACCAGTGCCACGCTTGCCGATGAAGACACACACCTTGTCGTCCGCGATTGTGCTGGGGTCAAATTTCCTGAGCTGCAAATTTGCCGCCATTTCACTACTAGTTCGAGGTATTTTTCCAGAGCGCCTGTGTCGCGCCGTAAAAAACCATTGCCTACATGTAGGACATGTCGAGTGCCAGCATTCGACTTGCAGCGCGTGGTGAGCAAGACGTGTGGCTCACAGGGATGCCGAAACAGACGTACTTTCTGGCACTGTATCGCAAACGTGAACCCTACGTACTCGAATCGTACGAGGTGCCGTTCGACACATCGAACGTCTTTTTCGGATCGACCGTGACGTGCACGCTTCCGACCAAAGGTGATCTCATTCAAAAGATGACGCTCAAGTGTACGCTGCCCGCCCTCTTCTATCGCAAGCCCGGGTGGTGCTACCCTGTCAGCTCAGCCACGTTCCAGCCGTACATCTATCTCATCGATTCGTCTGGCAATGTGCTGGAGATTTTACAGGTTCGGTCGAACCAGCCTTTTTATTCATCAGCCGTTCTGACCTGGCTTCCCGTGTCGGCATACCTGACCGCCGTGACGTACAATGGTGTCGATCGTCTGACCTTTACGCTCGCGGCGAGCGTGGCACGCATCGGATTCCTGGCGACCGAAACCGCCTTTTTCGGGTTTGACGACAAGCTCGGCACAAAGTTTGGTACGACCGGTATTGTCACCTACGCGGCGACAACCACTCTCCAGGCGCCGTTCACGCTCGAGCAGGGTGGGTGGGTCCCGGGGTTTACCCCACCTGTCGGTCTGACGTATGTCGATTCGGTCGGCACATATCTCATTCGAACGGCAGAGTTTTTGGTCGGCGGTCAGACGCTCGATGTCGTGACCGGTGAGTACATTGAAATTCGCCAGGATCTCGAGGTTCAGTACGAAAATCAGGCGGCACTACTGCTGCTCAATGGCAAGGGTGACACGAGCACGGCACAGATTCCCCGGACGTACTATGTCACGCTGCCATTCTCGCCCGAAATGGCTTTGCCGATCCGGGATTTGTACCGTCAGGATGTAAAGGTTCGTGTCGCGTTCGAGGAGTTTTCGCGTCTGACGGCGACCGATGTTCCCTTGAGCGGCTACGGGTTCCTGAACAGCGCGTCGTCGACCGTCACGCCCGTCTTCCCTGCCCTGTACTCAAACACGGCAGTGTTTGACGGCACGTACATCTACGTCTTTTCGTACAACATGTTCGGTCTCGTGAATCCAAGGGCGCCTTTTGCACTGTCACCCTTTGTTCAGATGGGTGACGTGAGTCCGAATGCGCAGTTCGAGGCGAGCTTCGTCATCAATGGTGAAGTGTTTGCGGTGTCGACCGATCAGTACATCGTGTCTGTGCCGATCGCGACGACAGAGACACTCGCGACGTTCCTGACGTCGTCGTACGTCGTCTTCCCGGCTGGCATACCGCGTCGGGTTGCATGCACCGACGGACGATACATTTACGCCTACGCCGGTTCGAACGACTCTGCGGCTGCCTACAACACCGTGTATCGCTTCGACACGCAGAGTCTCAGCGTCGACACGATTGATCTCAAGGTGACGGGTGTCGTCGCAGTCAACATCAATCTGCAGGTGACACCGACGTTCGACGGCCGGTACGTCTACTTTGCCGACAAGTACCAAAACACGCTCATCATCCGGTACGACACGAACGCCGCATTCACGACAGCGGGTTCATGGGCCGCGTTCAACTACAACTCGGTGCTGAGCCTCTCTCAGCAAAACCTGAGCGCCTCGATATTTGACGGCCGGTACGTGTACTGGTTGTCGGACGTGACGACGAGTCGGTGGATCCGGTACGACACGCGAGGCACGTTTGCAACCGCAGGCGCATGGGACTCGTTCGTGCTGCTCAGCGTGGTGTACGCCGGTGCAAACACCGCAGCGTTCAAATCACCGGTCTTTGACGGTCAGTACATCACGGTCAGCGGAAACGGCGTGTTCCTCAGGTACAACACGGCCACGTCATTCACAGCTGCTTCGTCTTACGAATGGTTCGAGTACACGACAGGTGCAACGTCAGCCGGTGGACGAACTGCCGTGGTCACATCGGGCGCGTTCAACATCAACGTGTTTGACGGTCGGTACATTTACAGTTTTCCGTTCGGAACGCCGAACGTCCTCAGACAGGATACGTCGATCGCAATTGCACCGTCGTCACTCCAGACGTCGATCATCGTCGACTATGTCCGCATGCCTGAAAAAAAGGAGATTGAGGCCCGCGAGTACATAGTGAGCCAGACGTCACTGACCCAGACGCCAGAAGTGCGCTTCGGGCTCGAGATTGCCGGTCCGACCAAGGAGCTCTTCATGGTGAACCAGTCGTCCGGAAGTACGGGGCCCTACGTCTACAATCAACTGACGCCGGTCGAAATCAGGTTTAACAACGAAAAGGTGTTTGACTGGACGGCCCGTGCGATCGAGCCGTACCGGTATCATTCATCCATGCCGCAGCGAACAATGACGCTCGTGTCATTTTCACAGGATCCAGAGGCGAACAACCGAGTGGCCGGGAGCGTCAACCTCGCTCGCATCCGAGACATTCAAGTGTCGACGCCGTCCGTCACTGCAAACACCGTGACGCGCGTCTACGCCCGGACCTATAACGTGTTTCGGGTCGAAAACGGAATCGGTGGTCTTCGATTCATGTCACCGTCGTTCAAAACCATGTTCCAGCCGGACAATCGCTGGGTGTACACGTCGACGGCATCCCTGGTGAGCACCCGTGCTCAGCCGTTGTCCGGTAATGTGCTCGCGACGGTCGGCATCGGTGGCGTCGGTGCGACGACCGGGACGCTTGAGGGCGTGCCGACCACCAGACCTCAACAGATTGCGTTTGATTCGTCGGGCAACTTTTACGTCGGTGGTACATTTCAGGGGAATGACATTCAGTTTGGCAACGGACCACTCTTCCCGTGGTACGGCGGCTCACCCGACAGCTACCTCGCCGTCTACGATCAGACGTCGACACTCGCAAGCACGGTCGTGCTCACGGCGTTGGGTGCCGGAAGCGTCGTCGTCAATGCGCTGGCCGTCCAGGGGACGAGCGTATACGTCGTCGGGACGTTCACACCAATCTTTGGACCGACTGCATATTTTGTCAACGTCGATGGAAACTTTGTGACACTGAGCGCCCCGAGTGGAACGGTCATGTTCGTCGCAAAGTATGGCACGTTTGGCCAGTACGTCACATGGGTCGCCAAGGCGGGCGCCACCTGTTCGGGACTCGGCGTGACGAGCGATTCCGAGGGCATTTACATCACGGGCAACTACACTGGCTCGCCGGTATTTTATAATGCCGACGGAACGACAACCCTTTCGCTCACGTCAGTCGGCACGCGCGACGGGTACGTCGTCAAGTATTCACACGCCGGTGTTGCCCAGTGGGTTGCAAAGATCGGCGCATTGGCTACGACCGTCAACTCGACCGGCGTCACGACGAGCCCCGACGCGTCGATCGTCGTTTCTGGATCGTGGAACACGACGACGACGCTCAGCGTCTACAATGCATCCGGGGTGGCGACGTCTCTTTCGGCGACCAGTGCTTCGACCGACGCCTTTTTGGCAAAGTATTCAACAGCCGGTGCAGTCACGTGGGTGACGCGTATAGGCGCCGGTGGTCGCGGCATAGTGGTTCCGACCGTCGCGCTCGACAAAACCATCGTAGTCACGGGCGGTATTGGATCGACCGGTACGTCGTGGAACGTCTACAATCAGCCGGGGACGAGCGCAACCGTCACAACCGGTGCGATTGCCGTCGGGGCTGGCTACGTCGCGTCGTACACCTCGGCCGGAGTGGCCCAGTGGATCAAGCTCGTCGGTGCGACGGCCGGGTCACCCGCCTCAAACTTTGGTCTCGGTGTTACGACCGATCCGACCGGAAACGTGTTTGCAACCGGGCTCATGTACGGCACGACGACACTGGCTGGCTCGCGCACGTACACGGTGACTGGCCAGGATGGCTACGTCATGAAGCTTTCACCGACCGGCACGTTTGTCTGGGCGGCACAGATTGATGACATTACGGCCGACTCGTATACGTTTGCGGGCAGCGTGACGTACGACCGAAAGACGTCCAACATTCTGGTCACCGGGTCATTTTCAGACGTGACCAACTTTTACAACAACACGAACACGAGCGTCCCGGCGGCTATCCTTACGGCCCGTGGAAGCACGTACGACACATACATCGTAAAATATTCTGCGTGAACAACAGAGATGCAGGATCCACCTGCACAGTTTGCGACGCAGACGATCCGAGTGCAGTTTGAGAAGAGTGTATCATTCGGTGAAGACTTGACCCTGTCGATTCCCAAGACGGGTGACGTCGTCAGCACGATGGTTCTTCGGGTTGCGTGGCCGAGCGATGCACCGACGGTCGTTCAGCCGTCGACCGGTACAGCGATGATCGACCGGGTCGAACTGATGTACAAAGACCAGGTTATCGAGCGCCACTATGGCGAAACGATGAACATGCTCAACGAGATTACGGTGCCTCAGGCGAAACAATCCGCGTTGACGACTCTCTTGGGTAAGGGTGTGACGAGCAACCTGGCAGCCTATTTCATCCAACTGCCATTCACGGTGAATCTACCACTGGTCGCGCTCGACGAGTCTCCCAAACTGCGCATCGTCTTCAACGCCGCGAGCGTCTTTACGAGCGGTGGATATGTCGGCCAGGTTGAAGCCGATCTGTTCATCGATTACGTCTACGTGTCCAAGGCTGAGCGCGACTACATGACGCTGTACCCCTTGTCGTACATGACCCAGACATTTCAGCTTGTTCAGTTTCGTCTGCCGCCGAGCTTTTACCAGACGACGTATTCACTCACGTCACGGTTCGTCAACTCGGTCGCCGAGCTGTACTGGGTGATCCAGGCTGACAATGCATCGAACGTCTACGATTACACAAACACGGGCGGGACGGACCATCTGGTGTCGCTCCGTTTGGCGGCTGACAACGTCGACATCATCACGCCCGATTACGCGACCGCATTGTACCTACGGGTCATCCAAGGGCTCGAGTTTCACACGCGCGTTCCAGACAGCCAGTTTTACATGTATTCGTTTGGAATTTCACCCGAGATCGACGTGCCGTCCGGGACGCTCAACTTTTCGTCGCTCGAGAATCAGCAGCACAATCTCACACTCACGCCGTGCTTGACGGGTCGCGACGTGCGCATTTACGCTCGGTCGTACAACGTGTTCCACGTCTCAAAGGGCGAAGGCCGTGTCGTGTTTCCGACCCAAGAGGCTGGACCGGTCGACGGGACGATCGGTGGGTCGTCGACGAGTCAGATTTTTTCGGCACCCGGAAACGGTGCACTGGCCCTGTACTACGGTGGGACCAGTGGGACAGGGAACTATGGCGGGTCGGACAGTGTCGTCGATCCGGTCGGAAACATGTATTCGTGCGGCTCATTCGGGTCGTCGACGCTCATCGTCTACAACAAGGATGGGTCGACGTTCGGGACGTTCAACCGTGTCACGGGCTCGACCAACACGGGCTATGTCGTCAAGTACAACACGGTCGGTGTGGCGCAATGGGTCACGACGATCGGTGGGCCCGGATCGAGCAGCGTCAACGTGACGAGCATCGCGGTTGATTCGTATGGCGACCTCCTCGTCTCCGGTACGACCATTGCAACCGCTTCACAGACCGTGACGCTGTACACGAACGGCGTGACGGCGTACGGCACGACGCTCACGACGACGGCCGGGACGTACGACATGTTTCTGACGAAGCTCGCGAGTGCGACGGGTACTCCCCAGTGGCTCGTGCCCATCACGGGAAGCGTCGCTGGTTCCGAGGGTGCCAATGCCCGCCAGACGTTTGCAACCTACCAAAACTTTTTGTCGCTCGGGACTGATCTTCCCGGAAACGCCTACCTGACGTTCACGTCAAACTCGACGTCCGTGTCGACGAGCGGTGTGTCTCGATCGACCATCGGCGGGACGTACAACGGGTCGACGAGCGGTTTGTACAGCCCGAACACCTACCTGGCCGAGTTTAACAAGTCGGGGACGTTTCAGTGGATCGCAGGCATTGCAGGCAATCCGTCCGGGAACATCTTTGTGACATCGGCCACCTCCACAATCAACGGGCTCACGTCTGTCACGGGGTATTTCACGTCAAACACGTTCACACCGTTCAACACAGCCGGTCAGACGAACACGGGCTACGTGCTCACGCGTTCCGACTTCGACAGCTTCTACGGTGTACCGGCAGCCGTCACGTCAACGACCGTCAACAGTTACCTGGCGACGTACACTTCAAGTGGAACGATCCAGATGCTTGCGCAGTACGTCGGCTCGAATGTGCAATCGCTGAGCGTCGCACAGGACGTGTCGGCGAACATCGTGACGTGCGGCACATATGTCGGCAGTACGCTCGTGTTTTACAACTCGTCCGTGTCGAGCATTCCACCCTCGCTTTTCGGAAGAGGGGGTTTACTTTTCCCGGCGACCGGCGTTGACACGTATGCATTCATCGTCAAGTACTCTGTGCTCGGCTATTTCCAATGGGCGACGCAGATTGGCGGGACCGGTCAAACATATCTCACGTCGTGTACGACCGATGCGACAAACAGCGTCTACTCGTGCGGCTACACGACATCGACGTCGATCCAGGTGGGCACACAAACACTTGCGCGCCGGGGCACCATCGACGGCCTCGTCGTCAAGTACACGTCGGCCGGTGCACCGGTATGGGCTGTTCAGATTGGGGCCCCCGGTGCGACTGTCAACTGTCGGTCGGTGTCGATCGATCAGTTGTCCCAAAACATCGTCGTCACTGGAACGTACACTTCAACGGTACCCGTGGTTGTCTATACGGTCAGCGGTATTTCGTCGGGGGTGACGCTCCCGGCGACGAGTATCGTTCAGCCATTCGTAATTGAGTTAAAGGCGTAGAGGCTTAAAAGCCTAATGTTCGTGTGTGTCGTCACCCGCAACAAGTCGATCGCGGCGACGACGCTTCACGCCCTCATGAACATCCACATGTACGCCATGCATAAAGGTTTGCACGTGGACGTCCATTTCGTGACCGACATGACCAGCCTTCCCAAAATGATAAAGTCGGGCGAGCGTATCATCTGGTTTGACTACGGCACAAACTTGGATGAGCAAAGTCTGCGTAAGCTGTGTGATCCGTTCGAGAAGGACACCAAGGTGCTCGTGTGTCCGTCGGTCAAGGAGGGTGTCGACTGGGAAATGTTTCGCCGAAAGACGGCTGCGGGCTCAAAGGAGCCTGCGTGTCAGCGTGGCCTCGCGTTTGACACGGACGTGAGCAAAAAGTGGGCCGACGGTCTGTACGAGGTGACCAAGACGTCGGCGCGTGTCTGGGCCATGGACTCGAAGGCGGTTGACAAGAAACTCCGGGGCGACAAGGTGACCATCAAGCTGCCGACCGATTCGTACGAGTCGATGTTTGATCAGTTGCTCAAGCTCGTCAAGGTGGGTGCGCTGACACAGTCGCAAGTTGTCTGTCATTACACGTACGAGTGCATCGGAAACATCTTAGAGACACCGGGCGTTCGTGTAGATAAGTAGACACACATGGGCGAAGCCCTGGCTCTCCGGGCATTTGTGAATCGGGTCTGGGGCTTTGCACCCGACTCGACGTATTTTCCAGGTCCTCAGCCTGTTTCAATTGAGCGGCAACACTTCCCGCTTTTGAAAAAGTCTGCCTACCTCGCATGTCACAAGATGGATGGCGTGCGCCACTTGCTCGCGTGCTGTGATATCGACGGCGTGAAGCGCGCCGCGCTCATCGATCGCACATTTGCCGTACAGTTTTACACGTACACGTTGCCAAAAGACACCCTGCTCGACGGTGAACTCGTCACGCGGTTGAGTGATGGCCGGCAGGTGTTTCTGATTCACGACGCGATGATGATTCGCGGCGAGTCGCTCATGCAGATGCCCTTGTCCGAGCGGCTCATGAAGGCGCGCGCGCTCGTCAAGACGATCCTGACCAAGACGCCGTTTGTGACGGTGGTCAAGGAGATGCGCATGCTGGCCGACATGAAGAACCTCGAGGTGCCCCCCTACGAGACGGACGGCTTCATCTTCACGCCGATGAACGAGCCGGTACGATCGGGGACGCACGAAACGATGTTCAAGTGGAAGCCGCGCGACCGTATCACGATCGACTTTCAGGTGTACAACAAGGCGGACCTGTACATTCAGGAGCGCGGTCGGCTCATTCACGAGACGCGTCTGTACAAGGGTGAGTACCCGGACGGCACGATTGTCGAGTGTGACTATGGTGACCTCGGGTGGTCCGTCGTCAAGGTGCGTACCGACAAGACGTACCCGAACAACCGTCGGACATACCTGCGTACGATTGTCAACCTCAGAGAGGATATACGACTTGAGGAATTTTATGCGCTAGTATCATCATGAGCCATAACAACAATGCAGTGATGCGTCTGGTGACGCCATATATGGATCCGAAGACCCTTGCCCGGTTTGCTGCAACCAGCCGGAATGCGCGCACAATGTCTTCGCCAAAGCAAAAGGACTACGCACTGATAAAGAGACTCGTGCGTCGGCGTGCCGCCATCGTCAAGCATATGCGTAATCCGACGACAGGACGACGCACGCGTATCGCATCACCCCTTTATAGAAATCGCATTGAGGCTATTCGTCACGCAAAGGTGATTCGTAAAGCTAACAACTCTGAAAACGCGAACGCGAAAGCGAACGCTAAAGCGACCGTACTCGCGATGAAACTTCGCCGTCTTCGCCAGGCTGCTTCACAGGCGTACCTGAACTACCAGCGAGCGGGAACGAACGCCACATGGAACCGTTTCGTGCGTATTCACCGCAAGACGCTCAAGCCGGGCCAGCCGAACATCACCCGTACCGAGGCTCGTAATGAGGCCCGTGTCGCGGCACGTCGCATGTTCAACTAAGGGCGTGCAGCGCCGTGAGAGCAAAGAAGAATGACGACCGAGCTCGCCACTGAGGTTATCGCCATGGCGTTTGCCATGGACATGTGGGTATTCGGCGGCTACGTCCGTGACGTGGTGGTTCGGAAACAGCAGAGGTTTGGAGATCTCGACCTCTGCTGTAGCCGTGGAAAGACGAACGTGGCTCATTTCATCCGGGCGCTCGGTGCACGATTCGACGTGACGATGCACGATTCGCGCAAGTTCAACACGACGTACGGCGCCATGTCACCTGGTATCAAACGCATCCACAAGTGTACCGTGGTTGAGGGTGATACGCGCGTCCGCGTCGACGTGGTGTCGTACGACGGCTCGTTTCACGATTGGTGTGACGAGCGGACGGTCGACTTTACGTGCAACCTGTTTTACATGAAGCGTGACGTGGCACTCGGTCTGCGTTACGTCCCAGAGTTTCTAAAGCACCATCCGACGCCGATGCAAAGCCTGTTGGACATGACGGTCGCCAAGGATTTCCACCGAATCTGGGACGTCCCCAGTGGTGCGTCGTGTCACTGCATGAATGTCATTCGGATCCACGATCGCGCAAGGACACTCGTCGAGCGTGGGTGGTATATGCCGACGACGCCTATGCTCTTGTCCGAACGCATGAGCCACGAGATTGACGAAAAACCGTACGCACAGGCTGAGTGTGGTCGGGCCCAAGGTGCGATCGACCAGATTCAGTCGCGTCGGGCGATTCGTGCACTCGAGGAGATGACTGGTCGCGATTCAGTGACGCGGCGTATCAGAAATTTAATCTAGAGTTAGAGTATGCCTTCAAAGTCGGGTATGCCCAGGCCCCGGTCCCCGCGCGCGAAAGCCAATAATAAGGCTCTTAATGCGCTTTATGTCATGCGTTCGGGTGGTCAAGTGATGACCAAAAACCTCCGCATAATCGCAAACAGCCTGCGGCGACAATTGAATCTCAAGTAGTCAGGCGATCCTCGAGCTTGCCCGTGAATCGGATGTTGCCGACGTGGCCGAGCGTCGTCGTAACGTCTGCGAAAATCTGACCACCCATCTGCTGCCAACGACGGCAGAATGCATAGTCCTCTGAGAGGTAGCGGCGGTTCTCGGGGTCGATCATACAATCAAAAACAGCGCAATAGTCTTCGAAATCGCGATTCTGGTGGTCGTTCTTACAGTTGAGCTCGGGGTACCGCTCAAACATGCGCTTGAAAACGTCACGCTTGATCATCAAAAAGCCAGTCGGGCCGTCGAGCACCTCGACAAAGCCGTTGACAATCTGGGCATTCGCCTGTTTAAAATTCATGACGAGCGAAGCAGCCAACTTGTTGAGACTACGGGTATCGTTCGTTTTGACGGCGTGTTCAGCCTGATCCCACATCACCACCTTTTTGGGGTAGACGGCACACGATACGTCATGACCGGACCCGAGAAGGCGCATGACCGACTCGGCCTCAAACTTTACGTCCGCATCCACAAACATGAAATACTCCGCCTGACTGCGAATCATAAAACGGGCGACTGAAATGTTGCGCGCCCGATGGACGAGCGACTCGTTCTCGGTCGTGTCGAGCATGAGCTGGACACCATTCTGTGCACACATACGCTGAAGTTTCAGGATCGATTCAGCGTATGCCTGCAGACACACACCGCCATAACATGGTGTGCTCAAAAACAGGCTAGGCATCCCTGCCTTCTTTATGGATCGTTTGTTTATCTACATCATCTTGTCCGTCTCGCTGGACATGTACGAGACACTGTAGCGTGACACACCGCCAAACAGACGCATCAGCAGAGACACGAGCAGGATGAACACGATGGCGTGCAGCACGAGGCCACCCGTCTTGGCGAGGCCGTCCTGCGTCGCCACCCAGCTGCCGGCGATGCCGCGGGTCAGCTCGTAGGTCATGGGGTGGGCAACCACGATGTATGCGAGCGCGGGGGTCAGGGAGTACTTGACAAAGTCGGACATTCTTACTGTTGGTCACAGAAAACAAATTTGACGATGGACCGTTCGCCGATCGTCACTGGGCTGACGCCGTGCATGACGCCTCCGGCCTGAACGACCATTAAAGAGTTTGGCTCGGCCCATACGGCGTGCTCATTCCCGAGCCAGTCCCGCCTGACCGTCATACTGTCCGAGGTGTTTGCGACCGTGTAGACGCACTCGTACTGACGACCGATGAGCGAAGTGTCCCGGTGCCATTTCATACCACCGCAACCCACCTGGTACTTGCGGTACTCGACCGGTATCGTGATTCTGTGTTCGGACGGTATGCCCGCAGGTTCGAGTGGCTTGGAAAACACGGTTGAAAAATACTCAGCGAGTTGTGGGCTCGTAAACACGCGGTGGGCCGTCGACCCCGGTGGCATGAACGTTCGAAGTCGCCCTGGTGCGGTCGAGTTGTTTTCGTCGATCAATCGCACCCTGGAGAGTTCGTCGAGGAGGTGTCGGTGGTCGCTTGGGCTGAGAAACTGGGGGATGTACAGAAACATCCTCGCCCCTGTCAATGTCGTCCATAATATCAGCCCAGCTGACACCGCGTTCATTCGACGGAGACATTGTGCTTCTTTACAACTTTGAGCACCTTTTTAACAGGCTTTGTCGCCTTTGAATTATACCGTCTGAATATCTTTTCGAGTTCGGTCTGTCGTTGGTCTACCGTCCGATTCATCTTGGCATGGCGATCACGCGCCTGTTTGATTTTTTCGGGTGGATATCCGTCGAGCTTCATGGCGTCGCACAACGCCTTGAGTGATGGGAGCGCGGGTGCGCACTTTTGGTAAACGGCCGAGACGTGCTCTCGAAACGGCGGTTCCGTCACGACAGGACGTACGGGCACTTCGAGTGGAGGCTGCCATACGGGCACGGGCATGGGTGCCTTGTACACAGGGACCGAACTGTTCATGTTACGGATCAGCCTGGTGACGATCGACTCACTCATAGGGGGTGGGAGGGGGGAGACTACCGGGACGCGAATTCGTGGCAAAGGTCGTTTGTACATTTACACATAGGCGCTCAAAGTTCTTAGGCCGCTCACTCGTCGTCCTCCACAAACTCGCTGATCACCGCCGCGCGCGTCAGGCGCTCGCGCAGGGTGCGCGGCGGGCTCATCACCGTCTCGTACTCGTCCTCGTTATCCTCCAGCGGGCAGCCGTGCGTCTGGCACAGCTCGCAGTCGTCGTGCACCTCGTCATCCAGCTCGTGCGTGTGCACCGGTGCATCCGTCTTGACCTTCTTCGCCTTCTTCGCCTTCTTGGGCGCGCTCGGAGCCGCCTCGTCGTCGTCATGACCCGCCGCGGCACCGTCGTCAGTCGCCGCAGCCTTCTTCTTCGCCGGCGCACGCTTCTTCTTGGGCGCCACGGGGCGAGGCGCGTCATCCTCAGAGTCCGCGACCGGCTCCTCAATCACAGCAGCCGTCTTCTTCTTCGGCCGCTTGATCGGACCGGTCGCGGCACCCTCAGGCATGCCCGCCGCCGCCTCAGCCTTCTTGGTGTGAATGCTGCACATGGCCGTGCCAAAGAGCGGCTTGAGCTTGCACGCCCCACCCTTGGCCGTCAGGCAGCTGCACGCCGTCGGCATCGGCTCCTGCGTCTCGTCGGGGTCGATCGGAGTGACAGAAACCTTCGCCTTGCGCGTCTTGGCGGGCGCCTTCGCCTTCTTCGCCTTGGCCTCGGGGATCACATCCACGAGGTACTTGTCCATCAGCTGCTGGACATCGAGGCCCTCGCCCTCGGCGATCGAGCTCACGAGGTTGCGCATCGCATCCTCAAACTGCGTCTTGAGCGCCGCGAAGATGGAGTCGGAAACGAAGGAAGCCATTTGGTAGTTGGTAAGGGAGAGGTTGGACGCTTTAGGCGTTGGATGCTTGTTGGCCTGAGACGTGCTCGGCCGGTGTGGACAGAACCTCTTTTTGGAGCTCTCGAGTGCTGTGAGGAAGCACTTGGGGGCTTTGTGAGCGGATGACTTTCCTGTAGTTGAACGCGTGATCTGTGTGGACAAAACCTAGAAATTTCCAAACTTGGCGCGGGTATTTCTGTGCGCCTCGTTCTGTGCAGCACGCAGTGCCTTTCTAGCATTCTCATAACGACGTTTCGTGTCGTACATTTTAGCTTTGGCGATTCTGGCTTTCGTGGTATTGCCACGCGCTAGGGCGTTATTGTACGAGAAAAGGAACTGCATGTTCGCGCCGAGCAACCGTTCCACTTTTCTCGCCGCGTTTCGGACCTTCTGAGTATTCAGATTCTTGACGATTGCGTTGATCCTCGCATTCGAGTTGGACATTAATATGACACGGTATTTTTTTTGAGACCACCGTCTGGACTAGACTTCAGAGAGTCGTTATATAAGCAGTCGCACCTCCGCAGAATAGAACCGCCATGAATGCATGGAACGCCCGTGCTCGGGGTGCCGGCATCTGATTCGGGGTATGTACGACCGGAATAGGTACCACGACTGACTGCAGTTCGAGAGTCTCTTGAGGGGCTCGACACATCGGACAGGCGGACTTGACGAGCATACATCTGACATAGCACTTGGCGTGCATGGGTTTCTGACAACACCCAGTCTGTGTCACCGCCCCCGCGAGTGTCGTGAGACATATTGGACACTCGTCCATTTATTATATCTCAATATATGTAATGGACTCCTCCAAAACCATTGACAAGTGTGCTGAAGTGATCGAGTCGGTCGAACAGGTGGTCGAGTCGGTCGAACAGGTGGTCGAGTCGGTCGAACAGGTGGTCGAGTCGGTCGCCGTTGACGTAAAAAAGGTGTCTGGTCTTCTGGCCAAACTGCTCGCCTGCTTTAAATCTTCAGGGGCTGATAAGGTATGAAAAAGCAAGCACTGGAAGTTTCGGAAGCGGCTGCACGACGCATTCTTGAGCTTCTGGCACACCGTCAGAAGGATTTTCTCAAGCTCTCCGTTGTGTCGCGCGGCTGCAGCGCATTCTCGTACACAATGTCATATGCAGACAAACCAGCCAAGTTGGACGAGTTGGTAGAGGGCCCTCGCGGCGTCAAGGTGTTGGTGGACAACAAGGCGATGATGCACGTGGTGGGCATGCGGATAGACTTTGTGAGTGATAAACTACGATCCGAGTTTGTGTTTGATAATCCAAACACCAAGGGGGCGTGTGGATGTGGCGAGTCGTTCATCACTTGAGCCTAGAGAGTCGTCTATTTGCGCAAGCTAGCAAGTCGAAGCTTGGCAGATTGTTCGGCATTTTTCAGCTTCTTCGGATACCTGTTTGGCATCCACACGGATCTATAATTACGATTGGCATTACTGCCCTTCACCGGAACAAACCCGAGATGCTTCCGGACGACGTGTGTCGTGATCGGTACACCACCCGTCTTGTTGCGGTTCGTGTTTACCAAAAAAACACCCTGGTGACGGACTTTGACAAAGCCCGCGTTTCGTAGGATGGCCGTCGCGAACGTTCGGAGCACTGTTGCAACCCCCTTCTTTCGGTTGGTCGGGTGCGTACCCCCACCTGAAAGATTGCCCGTGAGTAGATCGGGGCGCGTATTCACGCGTATATTTGAGTTCCCGTACTCGACACTGAAGGCATCCAGTCCCAATTTTTTCACCCGAACGCCGAGCGGTGTCAGGTTTCTATTGAATTTATTAACCACCTTGTTGAGAGCGTTTCGCTGGGTCTGTATCCATTTTGGCGCCATACTCTTAGTGCGGGTTTTTAATGAGCCTAGAGACGTGTGACGATGTGTACTCATGGTGGCGTTCCAAGCGGTTGCTTGGTCGGCACGTGAAGATGAAGACTCGTACACGATAGATATTTTCGGGCGTACCGAGGATGGACAATCTGTCCACGTCGAGACGCCCTTTGAGCCGTACCTGTTTGTGAAGGTGCCGCTCGGTAAACCCGTGCCGACCATCGCATCGTCGATCGGCTCACCGGTGCTGATCAAACGCAAGGATCTGTGGGGGTTTCAAAACTGCACCGAGCACACGTTTGCCAAGTTTACGTTCCGGAACGAGACTGATATGAAGCGCGCCGAGTGGCTGTGTCGCAATCAACGCTACCAAGTGTACGAGGCGAACCTGAGCCCGGTTCTGCGAATCATGCACCGTACCGGAATCAAGTCGACCGGGTGGCTCGAGGCAAAGGGTGTGCCGGCCCAGGGTTCGTCGTGCACGATCGACATCAGGGTAGGTGATTGGCGTACGCTCAAACCGATCGACCGGGACGACATTGCACCGCTACGTATCGCCTCGGTAGATATTGAGTGCTTTTCCGAATCGGGCGCGTTTCCAAACCCTATGAACAAGACGGACGTCTGTTTTCAGGTGGCCGTGACGACCCGGACGTACGGCCGAGAGGGATTCGAGCGTAAAGTCCTGTGCGTCAAACAGACTGTCTGCAAAGACTCGGAGTCGTTTTCGACCGAGCGTGCGATGCTCGAGCGTTTCGCCGAGTACATGCGCGACGAGCTCGATCCGGACATTATCACGGGCTGGAACATCTTCGGGTTTGACCTCGAGTACCTGTACACGCGGACGGTCCTCAGCGGCTGTTCTGACGTGGCATACGTCTGGGGCCGCATGCGCGACACACACATCGAGCTCGTCACCAAGGTGCTCGCGTCGAGTGCCCTCGGATCAAACACGCTCAAGATGGTTCCTATGATCGGACGCTACGTGTTTGACATGTTCCAGGATATCAAGCGCGAACACAAGCTCGAGTCGTACTCACTGAACGCCGTCTCGGCCCACTTTCTGAACGACAAGAAGATTGACATGCCCGTGCGTGAGATTTTCGGTCGATTCCGTGAAGGCGATCCGGTCAAACTGGGTGAGGTGGCAGAGTACTGTCTCAAGGATACGGAGCTTCCACACCTCATCGCCGAAAAGACGTGTCTGATCCAGAACCAGATCGAGATGGCCAAGGCGACGTGGGTGCCCATGTCATACCTGAGTGAGCGCGGCCAACAGATCAAGGTGTTCAGTCAGGTGTGTCGCAAGGCGCGCGAGCTCGGATTCATGGTGCCGACCATGCGTGTCGACAAGAACGCCGGGCCGACCGATTACCAAGGTGCGACCGTCCTCGACGCACAAACTGGCGCGTACTATACGCCAATCACGGCACTGGATTTCGCGTCTCTGTACCCGTCGATCATGCGTGCGCACAACCTGTGCTTCTCGACGCTGGTCATGCAGACACAATACAAGGACCTGCCGAATGTCAAGTACGAGACGTTTGGACCACACACGTTCGCCCAAGACGTGCCGTCGCTCTTGCCTGTGATTCTCAACGAGCTCGCCGTGTTTCGTAAAAAAGCGAAGAAACTGATGGCGCAGCACGAAGGCACTCTGATGGAGGCGGTGTATAACGGTCAGCAACTCGCGTACAAAATCTCGATGAACTCAATTTACGGGTTCACGGGTGCGTCCAAGGGGATGTTGCCCTTGTTGGCGATCGCATCGACGGTGACGTGGCGTGGCCGCGAGATGATTGACGAGACGAAAACATACGTCGAGAAGAACTTTCCGGGTGCCAAGGTTCGGTACGGCGACTCGGTTATGCCAGGAACACCAGTTCTCGTACGGTACGGCGGTACCGTGCATATTAGAACGATTGAATCACTCGGCGACTCGTGGGTCGAATATCCCGGATTTCTCAAAGAGGGTACGTGCAAAGAACAAAGCGAGCCGACCCTCATAGAAGCATGGACGCATGATCACTGGCAGCCTATCAAACGTGTCATCCGACACAAGTGCCAAAAGAAGATTTACCGTGTATTGACTCATACCGGACTCGTTGACGTTACGGAAGACCATTCGCTCCTCGACTGGCGCCAAGATCCAAGTGGTGAGTTGAGCCTTTTCAAACCCAAGGATGTTCAGGTTGGCCAGAAGTTGTATCACTCCTTCCCCGAGAGACTTGAATTTTCGAGCGAAGCGTGTTCAATCGAAGAGGCTTTCATCCTGGGTATGTTTGTCGGCGACGGTTCATGTGGATCGTATGCGTGTCCGTCAGGTCCAAAGTCTACATGGGCCATAAATAACAAGGACCTGGACCTGCTCGAAAAATGCAAGGGTTACTGTGAGAGAATTCACCCAGATTACGAGTTTGTGATCATGGACACGCTTGAAAGTTCGGGGGTTTACAAACTGTCCCCCCGTGGCGGATCGGTCGTCAACCTCGTGAAGGTGTACAGAGAACAGTGTTACGACGGTCAGGCTAAGAAGGTGCCGACCAAGGTGTTCGGTCGGCACGCACAAAGTTTTCTAGAAGGCCTGTGGGCGTCAGATGGGTGTCGAAAGGATGCCGAGAATATCGGGTGTCATCGCATTGACACGAAGAATCAAGTGACGGCCCAGTGGTATTACATGCTTTTGCAATACATGGGGTTTAATGTATCCCTCAACACACGTTCCGACAAGTCGAATGTTTTCCGTCTGACTTGGTCAAATGCTTCACAGAGAAAGGATCCCCGTGCGATCAAAAAGATTGAGGTTCTTCATGAGTCATGGGATGGATACGTATACGATATCGAGACGATCGCAGGGACGTTCCAGGCGGGTGTTGGTCAGATGATCGTCAAGAACACGGACTCGGTGATGGTTGAGTTTGACGTCGGCGGACTCAAAGGTCAAGCGGCGATCGACAAGTCGTGGGAACTGGGTGAACAGGCTGCCGAACAGTGTACGAAGCTCTTCAAGGCGCCGAACGACCTCGAGTTGGAAAAGGTGTACTGTCCGTACTTTTTGTACAGCAAGAAGCGCTATGCGGCCAAGATGTACGAAAAGAAGGGGGATGCCGTCGTGTTCAAGAAGATTGACGTCAAGGGCCTTCAGGTGGTTCGGCGTGACACGTGTATGTATGTACGCAAAGCGCTGAAACAGCTCTTGAACCTCGTGCTCGAGTCGAATGATCCACGACCGGCCATCGAGTATGCGCGTCAGATTGGCAAAGAGCTTTTAGCTGGGAAAGTGGACGTTCTCGATCTGACCATGTCCAAGCAGCTCGGCGCGGAATACAAGACACGTCAGCCACACGTCGAAGTTCGTAACAAGATTCGCAAGCGCGCACCGGGATCCGAGCCTCAGAATGGCGATCGGGTCGCTTTTCTGATCACGAAGGGTCCCGGTCTCTTGTACGACAAGGCGGAAGATCCCGAGTACGTCCGGGAAAACAGCGTCCCGGTTGATTTTTACTACTACTTTGATCACCAACTCCAAAAGCCCGTATGTGACCTTTTGGAGCCGCTGGTTGGTCAGCGAGCCTTTGATACAATTTTCAAGAGTGTCGAGTATTTGACCATGCCGTCAATCACTCGTTTTTTCAAGCCTCAACCTCGTCCGTAGGAGCCTCCTCAGCGACCGGGGCCTCCTCGACGACCGGGGCCTCCTCGACGACCGGGGCCTCCTCGACGACCGGGGCCTCCTCAGCAACCGGGGCCTCCTCAGCAACCGGGGCCTCCTCCTCGATGGGTGCCAGCACATCGGCAACCGTCTCAGCGATCACCTGCTCAATCTCGGGCGTCACCTCGGGCTCGGGCTCAGCCTCGGCGGCCTGAGCATTCAGAGCCTCCTCGATCAGGGCCGACACCCGGCTCACTGGAACGTCCTCCTCGTCGTCGGACACGAGTGCCGGTACCTCTTCCTCCTCCTCTTGTACCGTCACCTCGTCGAACGAGTCGGCAATGTGCCACTGAACCGATGTCTTGTCAACCAGTGACAGATCGCCATCGACATACTTGTCCAGGTAGCTCTGGATCATGCCGTCGACGATCGTCCACTCGAACAGGCCGTTCGCAATCCCGCGATGGTCAGCCTCGACGAGCTTGTCGCCCATACGACAGATGCACTTCCCTGTGACGGTATTCTTCAAGTGGGAGGTATTCTGGTCCCATGTGGCGACGTGAGGTGGCACTCCGCACGTCGACTTGACGTAATCGGATCCCTCCTTTGAGAGGCTAAGCTCGCACGTGTCGGTCACTGACCAAAAAAGACCACTCGTAGGATGCCGGATGAGCATTTACAAGTAACGAGGAAAAATCTACAGCTCCTGATACCCGGGCATCACGCGTCCATCCTTTACGATGGTCGGGAATCCGTGGACAAAGTTGGGGCAGCTCCCGGGAGTGCTGCAATCGACAAACGTGTATTCGATCTTCTTGTTGGTAAAGTAGTCCTTCTGCTTGGTGCACCATGGGCACTCGGCGTTGCCGTACATGGTGATACCAGGGCCCTGAGGCACGGGGTCCTGGGGAGGCGCGGATGGCATGGTCGGAACCATCGGCTGCTGGGCCATAGGAGCATCGAGCTTCTCGACCGACTGACCCTTCCACCACTTGTACACCAAGAAAGCAAGGACGGCGATGATGACGGCAAAGGCAGCCTTCATTCCAATACCATCGGCATCCATTACCTACTGGCGAGAAAAACACTTTAGCCGTACAGCGCATCGACCAACTGATCCTTGGTCATGCTGGAAGCACCGGCGATCCCATGACGCTGCGCCATGGCGACGAGCTCGGGCTTCTTCTTGGAAGCCAGCAGCGCCACCTTACCACCCGTGCCCCCTCGAACACGGCCGTTGGGGCCCTTCTTTAGACCGAGCGCCACGCGACGACGTGCCACGGCGGCGACATTCGCGCTGTAACCACGCTTGTTCAGGTTCTTGCCGGCCCGAAGGTTCTTCGTCGCACTGTTGGCACTGGCACGGCTCGCGATCCACTTCGCCTCCCACGAACGGGCGTGTGCATCGGCACTTTCGTTCGCGTAGCCGGCCGCCGTGAGCTTCGCCTTGAGCATGCGACGAGTCATCGTACGCTGATTGTTCATCGCGTTTGCGTACCCGTTCAGAATGGTGTGCGCGCGAGCATTTGACAGGTTCCCACGGGTCGGTGAGACACGCGGTGCCGGTACACGGGCCGCCGGTACAGTCATACGACCGGCCGATGCACCTCGGGGGGCACGAGCACGAGCGTTACGACCGGCTGCACGACGTGCCGCGGCGGTAGCACGGGCGAGGCGTGTACGTTCGGCGTACGACATCTCGGGCATTCTCGCCGGTGAAGTACGACGAGCTGGGCTCACACGGGCTGGGCTCACGCGAACAGAAGCCGCAGCCTCACGTGCCACGAGGCGCCGGATCGCGTTGTTCACAACACGACGAGCAGCGACACGACTCGGTGAGTTTCTGACCGGGGCGGTTCTCATGTTACGACCCGGTCCGGCAACCGACATGTACGTGCGCACGACAGGGACACGACGTACCGTCTCACGAACGACATTCGCCCCGCGTGTACGTGCGACGTTACGTACGACAACCGAACGCGACGATACATTACCACGTGGCTTCGTGGCAAAGGCTGCGCGTGACCGAGGCGACATGCGCAGAAACTCGGCAGCCGTCGGCCGACGCGTCGTCGTCGTCACGGACACACCCGGCAGGTTGGCGAGCGCGTTGCCTGCAATGTCAGCGGCGTTACGTCCCGAACGGTTCGACATGACGGCCGACAGACGAGTGCGCGTGTTGTTGTTCAGGCTCCGGCGGCGAGGCGTCGGCGAACGGAACACCGCACCGACTGACAGGTTGGGTGACGCGCCAGAAACCTTGCGACGCGGCGACGAACGACCGCTCATGAACGGATCGGACAACACCTGGGCGAACGTCGGCAGCCCCGTGTTGACTCCACCGTTCCTCAACCGGAACGTCTTGACGTGCGTCGTATTCAGACCACGGTACTCGGGTGGGAGCATACGATCCAGGAACGCTCGAAACTCTGGCACGCCATTCTTAATCTCTTCGCGAAGCGAATTCAAAAAGTAGTGCAGATCGTACTTGTACGACGAGTACGGCGTGATACCTACGTTCCGGAAAGTGCTTCTGTTCACGATCGGGTTCGACCCGTGGGCCGTCAGGCGCGACAGACCGAAATCGGCAATCAAGAAACGGGGTTTCGCCTTGGTGTCGTCGACGTAGACATTGCCGAGGTGCAGATCGTTGTGGCGAAACTCGGGGTAACGCGAGTGGATCTTCTTGAGCGTGCCGATCACCTGACGGACGAGATCCGCCAACATCTTCTCCGTGACGCGGCTGGACATCTTGCGAAGCCAATCCTTGAGCGCACCGCCGTGAGCATACTCGCTCACCATCACCTGCTGCTGTTCGTAATTATACACGCTCGGTCGGCGGTTATTAAAGTTGGACAGCGGGATATAGTTCCGGGCCGTGAAGAACTCGATCGGCTTGGGAACGTGACGCGGCACCAGCTTGTACACCGCCTTCTGAATGTCGTACTCGGCCCGGGCAGGCTGTTTCCCGGTCGTGTATTTGTCGTACGCGCTCACCTTGATCACCACCTTCCGCTTGCCGGCTTTATCGGTCGAAGCGAGGAACACCGTACCCTGAGAACCCGAACCAATCTTCGCCACGCCACGGCGGATG